CCCGTGACGCACACACATTAGATGATGCCGCGTTTGTGGGTATTCAAATTGACATGACTCGTTCTGAAATCCGAAAGTATTTCCCTGATATTGCTGACAATATTGATTGGGATAATATTGGCGATGGTTCTGCTGATTGGGCAACCAAGTACACGGAAGAACAAGCTGCCCGTAAAGCTTTAGTCGGTCAAGAATACTGGATTGGCGGTAATGCCCGTGAGGTATATGCTACAGAGGCTAACAGACAAGTTACTGTGGTTGAATGCTGGTTACGCGTTGACCGTGACGGTGACGGTATTGCTGAATTAAAACATTTTATTATTGCAGGTTCAACAGTACTTCTTGAGGAAGACTGTGATATGATTCCGCTAGCCACACTATGCCCATTTGAGGTACCCCATGAATTCTTTGGTTTATCAGTTGCCGATATGGTACGTCCATCTACAATGGCTACTACCGCTATTATGCGCGGCTTTGTTGAGAACGTTTATCTAACTAACTACTCTCCTAAACTAGCCGATCCTAACGTAGTTGATTTCTCTGCTCTTCAAAACATGAAGCCTAAGCAGATTATTGCTACTAATGGTAACCCTCAAACTGCTGTTTCTGCTTTGACACCTGACACTATTAGTACAGGTACAGTGCCTCTTCTCGAGTTACTACAAATGCACAAAGAGCAGGCTACTGGTATGGGTAAAGCTGCTCAGGGTTTGAACGATACGTTGTTTGTTTCAGGTAACTCTGAAGAGAAGATGTCTCGTGCTATGTCTGCTGCACAGGTACGTATCCAGTTTATGGCACGTAGGTTTGCTGAGACAGGTTTTAAACGACTCACTGAAGGTGTATACAAAACTTTGAGATCAAAACTTCGTGGTAAAGTTACAAAGTACTATGACCAGAATAATCTATTTAAACAAATTGATCCGGGTACTCTACCAGACAACATGATGCTCTATATTGATGTTGATGTCGGTGAAAACAGTAACAGTAACATTATGAAAAAGATGGTTCAGATTGGTACACAACTAATTCCTGCCTTACAACAGGCCGGTGCTGGTGGTGCTGTTAATCCTGAAGCCGCTGTACGTATTGCTTGTAAGTCTCTTGAAGCTATGGACTTAGACCCATTAGACTACTTAGTAGACTATACTGATCCTAGTTTTAAAGAACAAGCTAAAAAGTCCAGAGATGCAGAAATGCAATCTGCTGAGAAACAAAAGCAGTTACAAGAACAAGACTTACAGCTAACATTAGCTCAAAAGCAAGCCACATTAGATTTAACTAATATTCAGTCTAAGAACGCTATGCAAGATAACACCAAACAACTTATGGTTGCCTTAGATACCTCTCACCAAAAGTGGGCTGATCTCTATATTAAAGCAGCTAAAGAAGGTGTTGAGTTGCCACCTAAGCCTGATATTACTGAACTATTAAAGATTGCCCAGCAGACAATCCAAATGTCAGGTGGTATGGATGCATCTCGCCCACAAGGTGGAGCACCTATGCCCGAAGTATCTGGTCCGGCAGCTTCTGGTGAACCACAAATGTAATTAATAACACGGCCTTCCCACTCAGAAATGAGGCGGGAGGGTTCTTCTAAAGAAATAAATAATGGATAAATATCGTAAAGGCTTTGAAGAGAAGATTAAGCCAAAGATGAACCATGAAACAGGTGAATATAAAGTAGAACCTTTTCGTGATGCACAAGTAGCACTAGGTCGAGCACAGTTTGTACAAAGAGAACGTGAACAGTTCTTTGGTGAAGCGTACTCAGAAATCCTTGCTGACTTATTTGTATCATGGTTAAAAACAGAACCACACGCTCAGAAAGAACGTGAGTTCCTATACCATACGGCTATGGCCCTTGGTAGTGTAAAAGAAAAATTGGTTGGTATTGAAATGTACGGTAATAACGTAAAGTTCATAGCACAACAAAATAAAGTTGCCCAAGAGGGGCCAGAGGAAAAAAATGAGTAAATATAACAAAGCAAAAGATGTACTTGTTCGCAGTCGTGAAGAAGTATTAAATGAACTCGCCCGTACAGGTGAGTCTGGTGGTACTGGTTTAGCCCAACGCTATGCCCCTATCCTTGTATCCTTACAACAAGCTATTGATGTTGTTAGTGGGCTACTCGAAGAACCAGTGCAGATGAACTTCGCTGAGAAGATGAAAGCTGCAAAAGAAGCTAAGAAATTGGCTGTACAATAATCGGACACAAAGGTAAAATAATTATATGAATCTATCACATCTCTCTACCAATACCCCTGCCTCAGAAGTGAGCAGTGCGAACTTTGATGACGGATACAATAGTAATGATTCGGAAGTAAAGAGTCTTGATGACATTCTACGTAACTCACCTGCAGCTAATCTGCTTGGGTTAAAGGAATCTCTACCAGAAGAAGACGAAGACGTCCCGAATCCAGATGAATCATCGGAAGAAAAAGAAGCCCAAGAGAACGATGAAGAGTCTGCTAACGACCTAGATGAAAATGAAGAATCAAAGGATTCTGAAGAAGATAAAGAAGCTGAGGATGATAAGTCTACCCAAAACGCTGATTTACCAACTGAAGAAGATATTGATTGGGAATACCAAGTACCTGTTACCGTTGACGGTAAAACAGAGTACGTAACCCTAGAAGAAATCCGTAAAGGTTATTCTACTGATAAGCATCTATCTCAAAAGGGGCGCGAACTAGGCGAGCTGAAGAAGCAACTAGAAACCGAACGAACAGAAAAGTTACAAGAGATTGTTACACTAGGACAGGTAATTCATGAAGAATTAACTGCCGTAGAAACAAACCTTGCATCCCAATACCATAAGCTAAAATCTGATATTGATAAGGCCCGAGAAGAAGGTGATACGTACACCGCACGGGAATTAAAAGAACAGTTAGAAGCTACCCAAGAAAAGTATTGGACTGCTCGTAATAAAAGAGAAGAACAAACTAAAGCTGTAATTGAGAAAATTCAAATTCAACAAGCAGAGCAACAACAAGTGTTACTTAAGGAATATGAGTCTAGGATCATTGATCTTATTCCAGATTACTCAGAAAAAGTTGCCACTTCTGTCCGTGAATTTGCTATTAAAGAAGGCATCCCCGAAGCGCTATTAGGTAGTGTCTATAGCCCCGAGGTTGTCAGATTTATTAACGATTATCGTAAATTAAAAACAGCTAAAGATACTGGTGAAGCAAAACGTAAAACCGTTCCCGTGACTAAATCTATCCCTTCCAAAAAGGGTACACCACAGTCTCAAAAAGAACGTGAGCAAACTAGCACATCACGACAAAAAGTTCTATCTGGTCAAGGTTCTAAACAAGACGAATTAGATTTTCTAAAACGTATTTCTTCAGTAAGCAAAAAACTTTAATTCAATTCTTACTATAAAAGGAATAATAAAATGGCCGCAAATAACTTTGCAACTGGTGGTCCTAAGGCCGCCGCTCGTAGCGCATCTGCTACTGGCAACTCCGTAAACGCTGGTGAAAGAGAAGACCTAGCTAATTTCATTTCTATGATTAGCCGTGATGAGACTCCTTTCCTAAGCTCTATTGGTAAAACTAAAGCTACTGCCGTGTTCCACGAGTGGCAGACTGACGAACTAGCAGCTCCTGCTTCTGGTGCCGTTGCTGAAGGCGTATCTTACGCTACTCAGAACGCTGCCCAAGGTGCTGAACCTTTCCGTACTCGTCTAGGTAACTACACCCAGATCAACTCCAAGACCGTTACCGTTACTGGTACTAAGCGTGCTGTTGATCAAGCCGGTGTTGCCGATGAATACGCATACCAGCTCAAGAAGCGTGGTACTGAAATGCGCCGTGACGTTGAGTTCGATCTAGTTAACAGCTGGAATAGCTCAAACGGTTCTGGTGTCCGTAAGTTTGGTGGCTACCAAGCTTGGATCAACACCGCCAGCACTGCACTAAACGTACTAGCTACTCCTGCTGAGTACACCGCACCTACTAACCCAGGTGGTGGTATTGCTGGTACTTTCGCTACTGTAACTTCTGCTGATAAGGTTTCACTACAGCTATCACATGTTGATACCGTAATGCAAGCTATCTACGAAAACGGTGGTAAGGCTACTAAGCTTATGGTTTCCCCCTCAAACCGCCGTGTATTCTCTGCTAAGGCTCAGAGTGCAGGTTCTAGCACCTCTAATGCTGGTGACGGTAACGTTCGCCGCAATATTGATGCTGATGGTAAGCTACGTCAGTCCGTTGAGATTTACATGTCTGACTTCGGTGATATCATGGTTGTTCCTAACTACGTTATGGGCATTGCCAACACCAGCGTTTCAGGTCTCGACAACACCGCTAACTTCAGTGCATTAGTATATGATCCAATGTGGTTCAGCTACGCTTCCCTACGTCCTACCCAAGAAGTTGACTTAGGTCAGCTTGGTGATTCCATCATCGGTCAGATCGTTGAAGAAGGTACGCTAGAGTGCCGTAATCCTAAGGGTTGCGGTTTGATCTTCGGTCTATCAGGCCAGTGATCGGTAAGTAATACCTAATAAAAGGGATGGGAGAAATCCTGTCCCTTTTTAATTTAAGGAACACAATGCAAACCCTAAAAATTACTGCAACAAACGGTACCTCTAAGCTTATTCCATTGGATAACGTATTAGAGCTGGTAGTCAATACCAATTTCTTTATTACTAGCGTAAGCTATGTTAATAACGCCAATTCACCTATCACGGTAGCTGTAGCTGCGTATGACGGTACAAATGACAAATATGAATATGGTCATTTAGAAGATGGTTATATTTTCAGCGCACACGTAGCTAACTACAAGACACGATAAATAAGAGGACACATGGGCTTTCTATCACAAGATAACAACAAAAATAGCTTTACTGTCAAAGACACTAAAGACGATTTCAGACTGGAACAAGACGTTTCAGCTTACAAAGAGTATGCAGCTCAACAACGGGAACTAGATAGCTTTTCTAGCAATGGCCGGACATACAGGTCTTTTGCTATTATCCCCGATATTGTTGCTATTGATATTCTGACTAAATATGGTTTAGATATTCATGGCACAGAATTCATGAGTAACCCTGCTAATCTAAGAAAACTAAAACAAATTATTGAAACAGATTACCCGTTACTTAAAACAAGTAATGTAAAAGCTTTATAAGGAAGATATATGGCAACACCTAGATATGACGCTCTTGTAGCGAAAGTAAGAGATTGGTCTAATAAACCAGAAGCAAACACTATTGAGGACAGCGTTATTCAGGATTGCCTAAAATATTCCGCTGATGAGTGTTACAGAAAATTAAGAATTCCTCCTTTAGAAACTACAGTAAGATACACTGTTACCGGGGAAGATAACAGTTCAACAATTGCGTCTCCAAGTAACTATACTTCTTTCGCAATACCTGAAGACCTTACACAGTTTAACTATGTAAGAACTTTTAGGGATAACAATACAAGTATTGTGTTTAATGAGATTACAGATAAAAGAACTTTCTTTGATTCATACAGTGAAAAGTACTCTACCCATAATTGGATGTGGCAAGATAATAAAATCTTTATCCACCCACAATTAGAAGTAGGATCAGTTATAGAAATTAACTACTATAAAAGATTACCTGCGTTAGATGCGCGATACACAGTAGCGCCTATTAACTATCTTATTGGTTTGTCTGATGCACAACAACCATATTTAACACTAGTTACTGAATCAGGCACTAACCTATATTTCTCTACAAGTAACTCAGTAACTAAATGTTTTACATCTTATGCTGAAGCTGCTGTATATGCATTACCTGTTACCACAAAAATGTATACAGGCAAAGAAGTAGATAATTGGCTGAGAGATCAAAATGAAAGATTATTAACTTGGGGTGCTTTATACAACTTAGGCGCTTACTTGTTTGATGATAAGATGGAACAAAGATATCAATTAAAGTTTACTGAGAATATTGAATCTTTGAATAAAGAAGAAAAATGGCGTAGAAGTCTTGGTGGTAATGTCCAAATGAACTTTAATACCAATGGTTTAATTTAAGGAGATTAAATGGCATACGAACAAAAACCAGGATCTACAAGTAGTATTGCTTTAGGTGGTCAATACGATGACCCATTAACTACTAACAATTTTGTTTACGATAAAATTAGTGCAGAAGCTGCTGCTAATGCTGCCTTATCTGCACAAGCTGCTGCTACAAGTGCTGCCGCTGCATTAGTAAGTGAGAATAATGCAGATACTTCAGAAGCTAATGCTCTGGCCTCAGCTAATGCAGCCGCTATTTCAGAAAGTAATGCAGACACCTCTGAGGCTAATGCCTTAACAAGCGCAAATAACGCAGCTGCATCTGCTACTACTGCAACAACACAAGCAGGTATTGCTACTACTAAAGCAGGAGAGGCATCTACAAGTGCAACTAATGCGGCTAACAGCGAAACATCAGCATCTAATAGCGCTATTGCAGCAAGTACCTCCGAGTCTAATGCTGCTATTAGTGCAGCTAACGCCGCAAGTTCTTCAAATAGCGCACAATCTTTTGCAACATCAGCATCTAATAGCGCAACAGCTGCAGCTGCAAGTGCTGCCGAAGCCGCAACAATTTTAACTAGCAAGTTAGATAAAAACAGTAACTTAAGCGACCTTACAAACGTATCAACAGCAAGAACAAACCTAGGTTTAGGTTCTGCGGCTACTCTTAATGCAGGTTCAGCTCTTGGAGTTGCAACCCTAGATGCCGGTGGTACAGTACCATTATCCCAAATTCCCACATCAATTCAAGGTGGTGTATCTTATCAGGGTACTTGGGATGCTTCAACCAATACCCCAACACTTACTTCAAGCGTAGGTTCCAAGGGTAACTATTACGTTGTGTCGGTTGCAGGTAGCACTACACTTAACGGAATATCTGAATGGAAGATTAACGACTGGGCTATCTTTAACGGATTAGCTTGGGAAAAGATTGATAACACAGACTTAGTTACTTCAGTCAATGGTTATACAGGTACAGTAGTTTTAACCTATACAGATGTTGGTGGTGCATCAGCGGCACAAGGTGTGTTAGCGGATACAGCAGTTCAACCTGAAGATATTTCTACAATGGCTTATCAATCAAGCTCATCCGTAAATATTACTGGTGGTACGTTATCAGGTGTAACTTTAGATGATGTTGATGCTATTGTAGGTGCTGATCATCTTCACTTTAAAGTTAAAGCTACTGAAAACATTTCTAAAGGTGACCCTGTAAGATTTGTGGGCTTTAACATCGGAGAGGGTGCTATTAAGGTAGCAAAAATTAGTTCATCAGCTCATGTAGCTATTGGTGTCGCACATGATACTTTAACTAATGGTTCATTTGGAGCTATTGTTAATACTGGTGTTTTAAGAGATATAAATACAAGCACTTATACTGAAGGCACTATTCTATACCCTGCGGTGGGTGGTGGATTAACTCCTGTAAAGCCAACTAGTGGTTACTACCAAGCTATTGCTTTTGTATTAAGATCTAATACTAACAATGGCACGTTACTTATTGAGGCATCTGAGCCACAACTTGTGTTAGGTACAGCAGCAACTACTGATAGTAGTGCATATGCTACTGCAGCCCAAGGTGCTAAAGCTGACACCTCCGTACAACAAACAAGTGCTGTAGGTAGTGCTGATATTCCAACTGGAACTACTGCAGAACGAGATGGATCACCACAAACAGGATATTTTCGCTTCAACACTTCATTAGGTAAATTTGAAGGGTATAGCGGAACAACGTGGGGTAGTGTTGGCGGTGGAGCAACGGGTGGTGGAGCAGATGCGGTATTCATTGAAAATGATCAAACAGTTACAGCTAACTATACAATTCCAACAACAAAAAATGCAATGAGTACAGGGCCAGTAGCAATTAATAGCGGTGTTACAATTACCGTATCTAGTGGTGCTCGTTGGGTAGTTATTTAAAGGAAATATATGACAATTATTTTAAATGGAACCACAGGTATTACCAACGATGGTGGATACACAGGTGACGGCGTAGTCTTTGCCGACACGACCCCTGCGAACACGCTGGTGACGACTACTGGCGGCAACGTGGGTGTGGGGACCGCCACTCCAACTGATATTGCAGGGTACAACTCAGTTACTGTTGCTTCAACTACGGGCGGTTGGGTTGAAGTCACTAACGGAACTGTGCGCGGCGCTTTGCAGAACGGCTCCGGTGATGTGACGCTTGAAACCCGATCCGTACACCCTTTGATTTTTGGCATCAACGGCACTGAACGCGCCCGTATCGACACCAGCGGTAACTTGCTGGTGGGGACTACGGTTGCCTCTGTTGGTACGACTACAGGTTGCCGTATTGTAAATGACAGTGGTGTTGCCGCTTCTCGTATGGAGCTAGCAAGCACAGCAACAACAAATTCGGGTATCGGTTACTCAATGCTGTCTACTGGCGCTGGCGCGTACCGCTTTTATATTGGTTACGGCGGAAATATTTATGCAACTAGCACATCGATTACTGGCATTTCAGACCAAAGGCTGAAAGAAAACATTCGTGACTTGGATGACGGGCTGGATGTAGTGTTGGCGCTCAAACCGCGAAAATTTGATTGGAAAGAAGGTAGGGGTAAAGGCACTTCAAACGACAGGGGTTTTATTGCCCAAGAATTTGAGGCTGTGCTGCCTGACATGATTGAGCAATGGTTGGACAAAGCCCCTGAAGGCGAGGAACCATACAAAGCGATCAATGCAAACTTGATCCCAACGCTGGTCAAAGCCATCCAAGAACTCAAGGCCATCGTTGACGCACAAGGCGCTGAGATCGCCGCCCTGAAAGGAACACAACCATGAGTAAAGTCGCCCTCTCCGGCAACGCCAGCGGCACAGGCACGTTCACAATAGCCAGCCCAAACGGCAACACTGACCGAACACTGACGCTGCCAGACAACACTGGCACAATATTGACCACTGCAACAGCGGGTGTGCCTGTGAATGGCCCTGCGTTTGCGGCAACGCCCACCACAGGGCAAAGCGTGTCTGCTTCTACGTGGACAAAAGTTGTGTATGGAACTGAAGCGTTTGACACCAACTCAAACTACGACACTTCGCTATCCCGCTTTACCCCGACTGTTGCGGGCTATTACCAAATTTCAGGCACTATCTACATTTCTGCCGGTGTTCTTGGTGCTATTGCCGCAGTATATAAAAACGGCTCCATTTCACTTATCGGCACAGATATACGATCGGTAAGCACTGGTTACACAACCGTATATGGATCACAAGTCACTGACCTTGTTTACATGAACGGTTCGACAGACTATGTTGAAATTTACACTTTTATGTCGGCAGCAACACTTGCAAGTGGCGCTACGGGTCTAACTTGCAAATTCTCTGGTTTCCTTGCACGGAGCGCAACATGACCTTGTACGAAAAAATCAAAGCCCTGTACCCTGAACTTACAGACCGTGACTTCATGACCGTCATCCGCTTGCAGAACGACAGTAATGGGGTGGGTGATTACATTGCTGCGTGGGATCACCCCACACTGGCACGACCAACTGAACAGGAACTTACATGAGTAATTTAAAAGTAAATTCAATTAACGATGCTAACGGCGGCAACACAGCCAAGCTGTATGGCGTATCCATGCGTGACGGCGGGACTGGTTGGGTCAACCGCATCATCAACGGGGATATGCAAGTCGCTCAGAGGGGCAATTTGATTTTGTCTGCCAACGGCACAACCTTCGGTGGACCGGACAGATTCTTTTTGACTGTTGGAGGGTTCTCTACTGTTAGCGTGATTGCTCTACAGGCTGGCGCGGTCTTTCCCGGATCGGCATACTGCTACCAAATTGGTAACTTGCTAACAACCGGTGGACCAGGAACTGTTACTGTAACTCAACGGATTGAGTCTGCAAACAGCTACGACCTGAACTCTCAGCCTGTGACAATCACACTAAAGGTACTGCAACAAACTGGCGCATCTGTAAACGCACAGATTGTTTTGCGAAAGCCAAGCACCAAAGACAACTTTGCAAGTGTGTCATTGGTCGCCAACTCAAGTCTTATACCTGTTCCGGACTCGACCATTACAACCCTGACGTTCACAACAACGCTCGGTGCGTCGGATGCCTCAAACGGATTGCAGGTAGAACTGTATTTCCCAACAATGCCCGCTACTGCCAGCAAGCAAATTTATATCGGTCAGTGGCAACTCGAAGCTGGCAGCGTTGCAACCCCGTTTGAGCGCAGGGATTATGGGCGTGAGCTGATGATGTGCCAGCGGTATTTACCTGCATGGAGTGGCTCAGGGCCAATATCTTCAGGTTGGTGCGCTGGAAGCACGTCTGCTTTTGCTGAAATCGCTTTGCCAGTTGCTCCTCGCGTAGCGCCAACAGGTATTACGGTTTCAAGTGCCTCACATTTTGCCGTTTACAACAGCGGTGCAGGGAGTGTTACTTGTACTTCGGTGATATTTAACCAAGGATCATTGTCTTCTTTGCGGTTAAATGTGGGCGTTGCATCAGGGCTTGTTGCTGGAAATGGAACGGGGTTTGTGGGTGCTGGTGCAGCGCAGCTTCTTGCTACAGGATGTGAACTATGAACGAGCCAATCTGGAAACTGATGCCTTTGCAGCCAATGCAAACAACGCAAGTCGTATGGCGGGAATGGCCTGATGGCCGACAAGAGTCATGCCTTGTGACTGCCCCTGAATATTTGAAATGGCTGGACGAAGGGAATACACCTTTACCACCTGACACTGACCAAGAAAGGTAACCATGTCAACAGCACTACAACACACTACCGAAACGGGGGTATCTATGGCAACTAAAGCTGCCGCTCCCGTAACCGTTTCCCTAGCCACTGTTGCTGGCTACCAAGTATCTGAAATTCTTTTATGGTGTACTCTTATATATACCGTACTTATGATTTGTCATAAGCTATATTCTATTTATAAGGATGTTACTAAATGACTTTTTATTTTAGTCAAAGAAGTAAAGATAAATTAGCTACTACTCATGAAAAACTACAAACATTATTTAACACAGCTATTACTAATAGCCCATTTGACTTTGGTATTACCCAAGGCATTCGTACCAAAGAAGAACAACAGAAATTATTTAATGAGGGTAAATCTCAAACATTAAATAGCAGACATCTTACGGGTAAAGCCGTGGATATTGCTGTGTTTGTTAATGGTAAATTAACTTGGGAATTTGATAAGTATAAACAAGTAGCTGATCATATTAAGCAGGTAGCTACCAAACTTAATATACCTATTGTTTGGGGTGGGGACTGGAAGTCTTTTAAAGACGGCCCTCATTTCGAACTCAATAAAAAGGAATACCCATGATAGCAGATGCATTACTAGGTTTTGGTGGAAAACTTCTAGATAAGTTTTTCCCAGACCCTATTCAAAAAGCAGAGGCACAAACCAAGTTAATTGAATTAGCTCAATCAGGTGAATTAGCTAAGATGGCTAATGATACTGATCTATACAAAACAGAACAAAATAACTTAACAGCCAGACTTCAAGCAGATACTGCTACAGACAGCTGGTTGCCTAAGAACATTCGCCCACTTACCTTAGTCTATATTTTAGTCGCATATTTGTTACTTGCTATCCTAGATGCGAGTGTTTTAGACATTGCTGATTCATTTGTAGAATTATTAGGTCAATGGGGTATGTTAGTCATGAGCTTCTATTTTGGTGGTCGTACATTAGAAAAAATAATGGATATGAAAAACCGGAAGTAACCGGTACCTAATAGGAACTAAAATGATAGAATATATGGGTGAAAAGTTTGAGGGTTACAACAAACCTAAACGTACTCCTAATCACCCTACCAAGTCACATGTAGTACTTGTCAAAGAAAATGGCAAAGAAAAGATGATTCGGTTTGGTGAGCAAGGTACACAAGGAAGCCCCAAGAAAGAAGGTGAGTCTGAATCATACCGTAAACGAAGAGAATCTTTTAAAGCACGGCATGCAGCAGATATTGCTAAGGGTCCATTAAGCGCAGCTTATTGGGCAAATAAAGTCAAGTGGTAATAAGGACTTAAATGAAAAGAGTACATAAGCAGCGTAATGAACGTATTCAACGTGATGAGCGTTCATTTCATATTCAACCTAAAACGGAAAATCAACGGTTACTACTAGATGCTATCCATGAATTTCCTATTACCGTCACTCTAGGCGCTGCTGGTGTCGGTAAAACTTATTGTGCTGCTTCTAAAGTAGCTCAACTATATTTAACAGGTAAGTATGATCATATTATTCTTACCCGGAGTAACGTACCAACCGGAAGATCTTTAGGTTTCTTTCCCGGTGATATTAATGAAAAACTAACGCCTTGGCTATTACCATTAATTAGCGTAATTCAAAAACAATTAGGTAAAACTAAATATGACTATATCTTAGAAAAAGATATTTTACAATTACAGCCTCTTGAGACTATCAGAGGTCGATCATTTGAGAATTCTTTAGTTCTAGTTGATGAATGTCAAAACCTTACAATAGAAGAATTAAAAGCAATAACAACTCGATTAGGTGAAAACTCTAAGATGATTCTTATGGGTGATGCTTCTCAATCGGATATTGACAATGGATCGAACATTATTAAATTTTGTAAAATATGTGAAAAGCATAATATTGAAATTCCTATTGTACGTTTTACAGTAGATGATATTGTAAGATCAGATATTGTCGGGCAATTAGTAAGAGCCTTTATCAAAGAAAAATTATAAGGAATAATATGCCACAAGTTAATCAATTAGGTAGTGGTGGTCTTAACAAAGATGTCTCACCGCTTTTACTACCACCAAACACATTTACCGATGTGTTAAACGTAAGATTCCGTAATGAATCCGTAGAAACAATTACTGGTGAAGTATTTGGTCGAACACTACCTGTTGCAGCTAACTTTGGCATTCACTGGAGACGACCTGATCAAGGGTATAATATCTTTGCCCGTGATGGTTTTATCTACAGAGTAGACTCTGCAGGTAATATCTCAAATATGTTTAGCTCTAATGACTCAGTATATAGTAACAGTGATTGGCAAGCCACAACTTTTAACGGTGGGTTTGCTATCATCATGAATAACGGTAAGACAACCCCTTTATATTGTTTATATGGTTCTGCAACAGCTCAAAATACATTCCAACCATTACCTAACTGGAATTATTTAAGTGGTTTAATTATTACAGCTAAGGTAGTCAGATCCTTAAACTATTCGCTGGTTGCTGCTAACTTAACTATTAATGATAACAACATTCTGACTTACGCACCTGGAACAATTCGAGTATCAGCACAGTCACCTACAGGTAATGTACCTCAAGTATGGCAACCTGGCTTAACAGCAGATACCGCTGATGAATTTGAGTTATCCTCTACATCACCTATCTTAGATATGGCAGAGCTAAGAGGTAACATGTTTGTTTATTCAGAAGACAGTATTTCAATGCTGACTATTGGTGCGCAAACCAACGTAAGACCTTACTCAAAAACTTATGGTATTATGAATACTGATTGTGTTGTTGAGTTTGATGGTAATCATTTTGTTGTAGATAACAATGATGTGTATGTACATAATGGTTCAGGTAAGATTGACCCTATTCTTGAAGGTAAAAATAAAGATTATTTCTTTAGTAATTTAAATAAAGCCGCCACAAATAAAGTACATATTGTTAAAGACAGATACTATAAAGAAATCTGGATTGTATATCCTAAAGGTATTTCTACTGTTTGCAACGAAGCCTTAATCTTTAATTATAAGAACGGTACATGGACAAAGAGAGCTTTAACTAATATTACATATTCATTTAATGGTCCTTCTAATTTAAATAATATCTTTCAATATGCTAAAGATTCTGTGTATATGACTACAAATACTACAGCTACTTTAGTTACAAATGATACCTATCAAATGTATGATGGTTCTAATATTAGTAATTATTTATCATATGTAGAAAAGAAAAAATTAAATACAGGTGATATTAAAGGTAGTTCATTAATCAGTTCTATTTATACTGTATTTGATAATGTACCTAGTAATAGTAACATTAATATATACGTTAAAGGTCAAAACAATTATACAGATAACGTTACTTTTACTAATGATGATTTATTTGTTTTTGAACCTAACAACCAAAAAGCTCAAGGTTATCGTGTAGATCCCAGAGTTAACGGTCGTATTATGAATTTTAAAATTGAATCATCTGGATATTGGCGACTTGCTTTATACGACTTTGATGCCAAAGCTTCTGATAGGAGATAATTATGAATGTAATCCCACCATATACAGGTAATCCGGAGCTAGACACCTTCCTATACGACTTAGCTTTAAACGGTAGTGGTGCTGGTTCTACAACAACTAATATCCCTAACACAGGTGCAGGTGACTTAACTGAATATCCTTTCAGGTATATTCATATTAAATACGCAGATAGTGGCACAGGTGCTGGTTTATCTAATATCCAGACCTATAAAACTTTCTTTGGTATCTTTAACTCTGAGTCTACAACCGAATCAACTAATCCAGCTGACTACACTTGGTATGAAATAGCTAATGGGTTTGGTACTCAGAGGAGTTTGTATTACAAACCTCTTGGTGCAAGATCAATTAAGTTCGCTGTTGATTTAAATTTACCTGATACTACATGGAAGATTGATCCGGGTATTGCTGTTGACCTTGACGTTATTGTTCCACCACAAACAATTGGAACAAGTGAACTGGTAGATGAAGCTATTACTGAACTTAAAATCGCTAATGCGGCCATTACTGCAGCTAAAACGAACGTTGCAGCTTTAGATCAAAGCACTGGTAACTTAAACCCTGATACGGTATCCGCTGATCAAATCCAAACTAATGCTGTTACGGCAATTAAAATTGAAGCTAACGCTGTCACTGCAGATAAGATTGCTGCAAATGCTGTTACTGCTAATAAGATTTTTGCTGGAGCTGTTACTGCTGTTAAGATTGCTGCAGATGCTGTTACTGCTGAAAAGATTGATGTAGCTAACCTTTCGGCTATTAGCGCAAATATGGGTAGTATTACTGCTGGTAATTTAAATATTAATAATAAATTTATTGTTGATGGGTCAGGTAACGCAACGATTAGGAGCGCAACAACAGGTGAACGTATGGAAGTTAAAAATAATGTAATTAAAGTATACGATACAAACGGAATTCTTCGCGTAAAAATAGGTGACTTGTCAGCATGAGCTACGGTATTGCTGTATATGATACTGTTGGTTCTTTAGTATGGGATTCAGACGGTATCTTAGCTAGATTAGTTGGAGTTGGAACTGTTTCATTTGCAGCTTTTGAAATAGCTGTCAAGACTATAACTATAACTGGAATGATTGATAGCGATGAATTAATTGTGTATGCAATAGTACCTGATGCCCCTGCAGTTAGGGTGTATATAACACGATCGGGGAATACAGTATCTTTTAACCGCCCCCCTGCAGCTATAGCGCCTTCTGCATCGTCTTATAAAGCTATAGTATTGAGGAGGTCATAATGTATGGGTTAAATTGTTTTAATCAAAATGGGGCTACTATTCTAGATATGGAATTAGCACATACACCTTTAATTGCTTCAGGCTCTGTTGTAGCAATAGGTTGGAATTTAACAGATTTTAGCGGTCAATTAGTCAATTGTGGTACCAGCTCCCCTAATACCTTACTGTTTGTAAGAACTAGAAATTCTGAAAATTACTTATCTATTGGTCAAATAAATGATTCTAGTTTTAGATTTAAGGCTCCAGCTGGGGCTATTGTAGATTGGAGAATGTACGCAGCTAATGGCACTTCCGATTGGTCTGAGGATAACACTCATGGTCTTACTGTAAGATCACAATCTAACAATATATTATACACTACAAATAAATATCCACCATATATAAAAGCAATTAACGATATTATAGTTGACGATAGTACATATACCGGTAACGATAATTCTTTTATAAAAACAGTTAATTATGGAATAACGGCATATGACGGAAACATTCCATTTATAAGCGCACACTCTTTAACTTACCGATATGTTGTTTACGGTGGATCAACTCAGGTTGGTTATTGTTTAGCCTCTAAATGGTCAGATACAACTACTTGTTCTTTTTACTGGAAAAGGTATTATTCAACAGGGTTTAGTGGGATATACCAATCAGCCCCAGTAGGTCAAAGACCTGTAAGCGCATTCATAATAAGGTAATATAATGAAGTATTTTTACATAGATTCTTTTGGTAAAGTGCATAGTTGCGTTGAAACAGGTAGTATCCATGATATACCTACGGATGCTATACTTTGGCCTGATGGTCTAGATTTTTCTAAAGCGTTAGATTTTTATTATAATGAAGTTACATCTGAGTTTTTTAAAGTAGATATCACAAAACAACCCTCAGAATTTTATAAGTTTAACATAAAAACTATGGAATGGGAATATCAAAAAGAAATGCACGAAGAGTCCTTGCGTAATACTAGAGACCTTAAACTGCTAGAAGTAGATTCATTAGTTACGAATCCGCTGAGGTGGCAAGAATTATCTGACCACAAAAAGCTAGAATTTAATATTTATCGTAAACAATTATTAGATGTACCTCAACAATCTGGCTTTCCTACAAATATTGTTTGGCCTACACCTCCCCAATAACTATGCACATCCAACAACTAACCAAAGAACAAACAATAGAAAACTGGCCTACATTATCCCGGTATCTTAAACAAGTATTACAGCATGGTCAAGGTGAATCTACTCTTACAGATTACTTAACTAAAGTACTTACAAACTACGCTCAGTGTTGGGCTGTGTTAGAGGGTACCGCTATTGTGGGTGTTGGATTAACAGAGTTTCTTCAATACTCACAACATAAAACACTTCACATTATTGCTTTCAGTGGTAGTAACTTTGAAGAACAATCTAAAGTGTTTCCTACAGTAGAAGCATTTGCAAAAGAATCAGGCTGCAAAGCAATTGAACAATGGGGTAGACAAGGTTGGGCGAAAGTCTTACCTCAATACGTTCCCGGATTTAAGCAAGCCTATGTGGTAATGCGAAAGGATTTATAATGAAATTTACTAAAAGAGGTTCTTTCAAAAAGAACTATGGTGGCGGTGGCGGTGGCCCAACTACTACGACTTCTGAGAGTATTCCAAGTTGGGCAAGACCTTACTTCGAAAATGTAGGTAGAGCTTCTGAGTCAGCTTATGCAAGCGGCGCATTAGGTCGGGTAGCTGGACCCTCAGAAAACCAAAAAAACGCTTTTGGCATGGGTAGTACTATTAGAGATGTTGGCACAAGTGGGTTAACTAGTTTATCAGATCAACAAAACCGTTTAACCGATATGGCAAAAACAGGTGGTGCAAATGAATTAAAAGATGCTTTAGCTTTAGATGTTGGTATGTCTAATGCAGATATCTCAAACAAGTTTGGTGCATCAGGTACTTTAGGTTCTGCAAGACAACTTCTTGCATCTAAGACCTCGGAAGATGCTGCTAAAGCTAAGTTTGCACAACAAGTAATTACTAATAAGAGTGCTGCAGAACAAGCACTAGGTAGCTCTATTGGGCAGGGTGTATCAACCGCTGGTACTACCACTTCTAACTTAGCTAACATTGGTAATCAAGAGAGAGGTATTGCACAACAAGAAGCTGATTCTGCTTGGCAAGCATTACAAAGATATTCATCTTCTATCTATGGCAATCCTGCAAGACAACAAGCCGTTCAATCAGGTGGAGGTGGAAAATAATGAGTGGAGCATCACCTAATGAAGTTCAAAATTTTGTTAATCAAAAATTTGGAGTAAATGCACCTTTAGCCCAAGTACCTTCTGAGGCTGGCACTCTTGCAGGAATACCTGTAATGCAGTCTAGCACAAATGTACCTATTACGCAAGGTGAAACCTTTTTAAAGCCGTATGAAACTACTGCTGCTAAACAGGCAATGACAGAAACATCTGGTGGCAAAGGTGCTGGGGCTCCTATAGCCCAACAAAGCAACAGACCCACTGGTAACGCTTATGAAATGAATACTTAAATGGCACAATATCAAGATCCGTGGTCATGGGTTGACCAACAAAAACCTTCCGCGCCCTTAGCTGCTCAAATCCAACCATCAGCACCAGAACAAGTGTCTCCTTTATATGTTCAACCAGAACAAGACCCTATGGAACAACAGCTACAAAGTATGGCTATGGGTAAAGGAGTTGAGGCGGTTGGTAAAGGTTTAGATACTGGTTACAAAGCTTATCAGGCAGGACAAGCAGCTTCTGCAATGGCACCTTTATCAGCTAATGCTGTTATTGGTTCAGCTGCACCTGCTATGAGTGTTGCACCTGTTATTGCCACACCCGCTACAGCTGCACTAACCGGAACCGCTGCTGCAAGTGGTGCTCCACTGTTAGCTGCTGCTCCGGCAATGTCTACTGCAGCAGGTGCCGCGCTAGGTGCTGGTGGTACAGCTGCTGCTGCACCATTGGCTACGGGTGCTGCTATGGCTGGCGGTGAAGCTGCATTAGCTGCCTTGGGTCCAGTAGGTTGGGCAATAGGCGCTGGTTTACTGGCCAAAAAATTAGGAATTTTTTAAGGAGTCTTTATGGGACCATTATCTATGTCTGCAAAGCAGCATCGTGAATATCTTAAGCTACAATCTGAAGAACAAAGAAAACAAGCTAAGATGCAACAAGACGAAAGTCGTAAACAACAACTGCATGAAATTAAGCTTCAAGAAGCTGCTGCTAAGGCTAACCAAGGTATTGGTCATAAAGAAAATCTTCATGCAGCTAAACTAAATGATCTGGGTATTAAAGCACCCAGACTAAATAAACAAAAATTAGGTATCCCTAGCCAGAATCCTTTGGCAGGGGCAGGAGTATTAGGTCGAGGTCAAAAGAACCTATATGCCGAAGGTACCGATACAGTACCCGCCATGTTAACTCCCGGTGAAGCTGTCATTCCAGAACCTGCTGCACAGAACCCTGCTAATAAGCCTATTATTAAAGCCTTAGTTGAAGAAGGTCGTGCTAAGAATCAATTAAAAGATGGTACAGATTACGTACAAGAACAAGTACAGCCTTTAGTTAGTAATGATCCAAGATTAGGATATACAGCTCCTATGTATAACGGTAAGTACGTTGAGAATATTCCTACACGTAGCAATAATCCGGGTAACTTAATGTATGCAGGTCAGCCTAATGCTATTCCCGGTACTCCTAAAAAAGGTGGAGGTAGTTTTGCTTTGTTTGCTAATCCACAAGCAGGTGTTGAAGCCTTAGAGCGCCAAATTACATTAAACACTCAGGAACGTGGTCAGAATATCCAACAAATGATGGCTAAGTACGCTCCTAAAAGTGAAAATAAAACTTCTAAGTATGTTAAAGACCTCTCAAAAGACCTAGGTATTAGTCCTACTGCAAAGGTTCCTGCAAATAAAGTACCCGAGTTAGCTCGTGCTATTAGTAAGCATGAAGGTTATAAAGGTGAGTACTATGCTGACGGTACAATAGATGTTCAACACTACAATGATGGTACCGAAAGCGTAAGTTGGTTTGATAAAGCCCTTAACTTTATTGCTGGTCAAAAACCTGAAGTTCCACCTGTAGAAGTTGTTGAAGCCCCTAAAATGCCTAACCCTCAGACTAATCAAGAACGTAAATTAACCGTAGCTGAGAGGCATAATAATCCCGGTAATTTAATTTTTGTTAAACAAGCAGGTGCTGAACAAGGGGAACCTAAACAGGGTGGTGGTTATTGGGCAAAGTTTCCCGACTACAATACAGGTCGTAAAGCTTTAGAAAGCCAAATTAATCTAGATACTCAAGAACGTAGTATGAATTTAAGTGATTTTATGGAAAAGTATGCACCACGTAAGGATAAAAATGATACTGATGCTTACGTTGCTACTATTGCAAAAGACTTAGGCATTGACCCCAAAGGCAAAGTACCTGCAGAACTTATTCCTAAGCTAGCAGACACTATTACTCGTGTGGAGAGCGACGGTAAGTATGCTGTACCAACCGAAACTAAACAGATTCCCGGTGGTGGCTTTGCTACTAACGCCGGTGGTGCTGCATTTGGTAATCCCAATATTACCCGTGAAGCTGCTTTATCTGTACCAAGACAACAGGCTATTGCCCGTGGTGAGTATGTTCCTGTTCCTGATAAAACTCAAACAACTTCAGCAATGAAGGAAAAATACCCACAAGGTATTCCTGTCACACCTGCTCAAGTAGCTGAATCAAGAACTGCTAAGGAAGTTCCTCAAGTAGAAACACAAGCACCTAGTTTACTAGAAACAAAACCCCAAGAAGCTAATAAAGTCATTGCTGAAGTATCACAAAGTAATGCGGATATTATTAAAGGCTTTATTAATGATCCTGGGTTTAATCAGATTAAAGACCCTGAAGAAAAGAAGTCATGGTTAGAAAATGCTATTTCTTCTGTGTATGGTCCAACAGGTGTATTTAGTAATGCTGAACTAGCTCGGTTTGCTGTTATTGCTGCTGGTGGTTTATTAACTGGTGGTTCTGTAGGTGGTTCTTTAAAGTATGCTGGCTTAGATGCGCTTAAATCTGCCGATGCAAGACGTGCTCAACAAGGTGCTCGTGCTGCTGAAGAATTAAAGAACACTCGTGAACTAACTGAACGATTAGACAGCGACTATAGAACTGCATTAGGTGAAAATGTTCCTGCAACTGTAAGGGAAAGAGCAGTTTTACTGTATCAAGATGCTAAAACACCTGAACAGAAAAGAGCTGTTATCCAATTACTAAAAATGAACAAGTCTACCGAAGATACTACTGGTGCAGGTAAACCCGGTAATGTAAGTCAAGGTTTCTTTGATGGTAAGCCAATGAATTTCCGTAATCAAGCAGGTAATGTTCAAAGGGTTAATGCAAAAGGTGAATGGGAAAATATTCCTCCTGCTGAATTAAAACGATTTGAGAACAAAGAACAATACGATACTAATCGTAAACAAATGCTTGACTCTACCGTAAATAGAATTACTCCTTATCTAAAAGACCTTAACAAAGGTGATAAGAATTATAGTGCAAAAGATGATGCTCAAGCTGTTGCTGAATCACTTGCATTATTAAAAGAGGATCTTGGCCCTAATATCTCTGCAACATCGTTTGCTAAAATGTCTGAAAATACTATCCGTTCAGCTACTGAAGCTGCTAAAGCTAATGGTACTAAATTGACTGAAGAGGGTATTCGTAAACAATTTTTTGGTAACGCTGTTATTGAAACTAAAATGGTTACGGGTAATAAAGAAATGTATATGTCTAAGGATAATAAAGGTAAGTTCATTTTACCATCCGCACCTTATCAAGCAGCTTTGGGTTCTGCTATGGAAACATACAAGAAACAAGGTATTGATTTAGGTGAGGCTAGTAATGCCCTTGAAAAGAAATTCAATAGCTTACCTACAGAAACTAGGAAGAAGTTTACACAGATGTCTGCTGGTGCTCCCGGCTCAACACCTATGCTATTGTGGCTACAACAAACAGGTGGCACAAACTAATTAACATGAGGAATCTATGAGTACATTAGAAGAAGATGCAAGGCTATTAGCCGAATCTAAAAAGCAACAACCCGGTTCTCCGGTTACAACTATTGATGACAAACCTGTAGGTTCCCCTGTTAAAGTTATTGACCCTGATACTATCAGAGTTGGTCAAGAATCATACCGTCTCAGAGGCTTTAATGCCCCGGAAACAGCGAAGTTCCAAGGCGGTATATTTGTGCCTAACCAAGTAGCCAATGATACATCCCAACAAGATGTTAACACTATTGCAACTCTTGGTGGTTACACTAATCTAGCAACAGAGGGTCGTGACCCTTATGGTCGTGTATTAGCTAAACAGACTAACCGTATTGGTGAATCATTAGGTGATACACTTACTGCATTAGGTTTGCAAAGAACTAACTTACATAGTACAGATGCAGCTGTTCAAAAGAACGCTACACTAGGTGCTATCTCCAGAGTTCTACCTGAGCTAACTAATGCAGATCCAATGCTCCGTTATGCCAGAGAAGCAAAAGAAAAGGCAATAGCAGATGCTGGTGGTAACCCTTTATACATTCCTAAAGTAAATGTACATGATGAAAAAATGTATGCTGCTTTTAAAAACTCTACTGGTATCCCTGCTGTAAAAGAAGAAGTGGAAGAAGTAGCAAGGCTTGAAAAGATTCTCAAAGAAGAACAATTAAAACCTGAGACAAGAAAGAATTTACAAGCTAAACTAGAACAGTCTAAACAAAGATTATTTTTAGCTGCAACTACGCCTGATATTGTTGGTGGTACACTTGTCAGAAATTCTGATCGTAATATTATGAATCAGGCCCATGACCAGTTTGATACTACCCTACACAGAGCAGCATTAGATATGTACAAAGGTCTTGGTGGTATTCTTCAATTATCCGGTGACAAAACTGAATGGGAATGGTTATCAACTAAGGGTCAGGAGATAGTAAGAGAAACAAAGATGAAGCAAGATAACCTTGCCGATACTCTAACTTCTTTTAAGGACATTCGTACCAATGATCCTTGGACAGCTATTAAAGATACAGCGACTTACTCAACAAACCTTATTGCAGGTACATTACCTAGTATGGCTTTGTTACTGGCTTCTACTGCTGCCACTGGTGGTACTAACCTACCAGCATTAGCTGCTTACGGTTTATCTACGGTACCTCCTGCTATTATGTACTCAGGCAGCTTCTATGCTGATCAACCTGACGACAAGAAAAATGCTGAATTAGCTTTGGTGCTAGGTCTTGGTTCTGCTGTATTAGACCGAGTTGGTCTTGATGGTATGATGATGAGTGGTAATATTCTCACCAAATCTGGTAGAGAAGAAGTTGTTAATGCATTGGTACAAGCAGGTAAAGCAGCTACACCTCAAGAAGCTATGTCTATGATTGAAATAGCTACTAAACGTGAGTTGGTGGATATGTCTAAGGCAGGTGCTGCGTTAGCTAAGTCACAATACGCTTCTACCGAAGCTGCCTTACGTGGTTTAGGTAAACTAACTACGGCTACTGGTGGTGAAGCTTCTACCGAAAGTGCTCAACAGTACTTAGAAATGATGGCTACTACTGGTGCATGGAATACTGATATTCAATACGAGCGTAACTTTTATCAGAACCTTATGGATGCTGCTATTGGTGGTGGTACTATGGGTGGTATGTTCCAAACAGTGGGCCAATTAAAAGATGCTGCACAGTGGCAGTCATTAGGTAATGCCAGAGAAGTTTACAATCAACAACTTACAGAAGCACAAACATTTAACAATGACCAACTATTAAGAGTACGTGAAGGTGATCCAACAGCGTATGCAAGTACAGTTGAAATGGCTCGTGGGGTTAAGTCACAACCGACAAACACTCCTGTGCCTGATCTCAAATCACTACCTGCTTTAGAAGGTGCTTGGAATGGATTTAAATCTATTGTTACTGATCCCGGTAGGTTGTTAAGGCAATTAGTTGAAACCGCTATCCCTAGTATTACTAAAGAAGACGGTACATTTAAAACAAACCTAGGTTATCTTAAGTCTATTATTGGTGGTAAAGGTATTTTACCCGGTGATAACTATGCTGGATTTAAGCAAAGATTAATGGGTAATTGGTCTGGTAATACTGCTGAGGAATTAGCAAGTAATTTAGGCACTAACGTATCTAACGCTAATAGAATGGCAAAGGAAGCTTGGCAAAACTACTGGTCTAAAGATCAAGAACTACCACAAACAACTAAAGAAAATATTGAGCTTCAAAACTGGAAGAACAACTTAGATACTGTTATGAATAAAATGAGAACTGAAGTTTCTCGTTTTAATACAACTAGTTCTGATCTTGATTCTGTTAATCCTTTGTTTGAGTCAGCCACTATTCATCCTGCTACACTAAACCGTAACAGAGAAGCAGTTATCAATACTATGGTAGCTAATGGTAGTACAAGAAGACAGGCCCAAGAAGCATTAGAGAATGTTGTTTCAGGTGACCCAGACAAGGCAAAGCCAGCAAGAGACTGGATGTCTAGGTATGGTGTTTTTAGTGACCCCAAATTGAATAATGTTTTTGAAACAAACTTATTTAATAGCATGGAGAACCTGAAAGAAAACGTAGCTAATAGGATTGCCCATGAAGTATTCTTAGGTGAAAACGGTAAAGTACTTTCTAAGTTACTAACTCAAGCTAAAGCTAATGGTGAGTTTGATTCTGAGCAAGAATACATGGACACTGTAAAGAACGTTCGTGATTGGTATGATATTGTTACGGGCCAGTATAACCCTTTAACTAAATACCCTAAGTTAGAGAAAATGCTTGGTTGGGGTACTACCTTAACTATGTTAGCTTCTTTAGGTAAAGCTGCTATTAGCTCTCAAGCTGAGGTTGCTATGTCTACACTAGGTACTAATGGTAATCAGGTTAAAAACCAATTGGCATTGTACGCAAAAACATTGGCCTCAGAACTTCGTAGTGACCTGAGTGGTGGTGCTTCTTTTGCAACTGCTAGTTTAGGTATTGCTTACACAAGGTATAGTCCACATGCTGCTATCAATACAAAGATTGAAAAGCTACAAAAAGAATTAGACATTGCTCAACAAAGTAATGATACTAAAACTTATGAAAGAATTTCTAAAGAAGTTTCCGACCTCCACAGAAAAGCTTTTGGCAGATCATTGTTTGAAACCTTAGGTTATAATGAAACCGGATACAACACACAAGCTAAGTTTGAATTACCTAACAGTAATATGAGAAAGACTATGCAAGTGTTTGCTGCTATTATTGGCTTGAGAGCTACTACCGACTCTGTTCGTATTGCTTCTTTGGCTTTTGCCTCTGATGCAGTTATTACTAAGCTACAATCGCTAAGAGCTATTCCAGCGGAAGATCGGGTAACAGCGTTAACTACTGGTCGTGGTTTAGATAATCAACAAGGCCAAGCTCTTAAGGAACTTCAAGAGTCAGGCATGGATGTTCTAGGTGTTATAGAAGTACTAGACAATATGGAATCAATGAATCTTGATCCGTATGACTTCTTCTCTGAACAGAACCTAACTAAAGACGGTTATCCAGCTAATACACAAGCTAAGTTCCTACAAGAAAATATTCTTACGACTATTGGTAATATGACTGATGGTAAGATAGCTAACCCACAAGCGCATAATTTACCTAAGTATTACCATGATCCACGGCTACGTATAATTACTGCAATGACTCGCTTTATTGCAACCTTGCATGCAACTGTGCTACCAAAACTATACAGAAACTATATCCTAAATGGCGATGCTGGTATGCGTTACCAAGCCTTTAGTGTTGTTGCTATGTCTATTATGTTCTCAATGTTAGCTAACATGATCAAAGATGAATTGTCCTATGGTGAAGAAAACCCTTATATTAAGGGTAAAGTAGCTAATGCACAAAGAACATTATATGGTTCTGGTTTATTAGGTCAGTATGAAAAGTTAGTAGATGGCATTATGCCATTGTATCCAGATAAGAAACCTTCTGTATTGGATAATCCTGTAAGATGGTCTTATGAAACGTTAAAAGATATTTCACCAGTTGTATCTTGGGCAGATAAGCCTGTTCAAGGTGCATACAAATTAAGTCAGGGAGATACTGCAGGTGGCGTTGCTCAACTAGTTAGAGCTGCACCCGTTGTAGGTAGTTTCCCTATTGTAGCTAATAAAGCAAAAGAAGCTTTAAAGGAGTAAATATAAATGGCAATTCAAACTAAAGTCGCACCTTTAGGTAGCCCGAAGTCTGGTCTTTCATTAGATCAAATGTTAGCATTACAAGGTCAAACTACAGCGGCTATGGGCACAGTACCAGCACCTGTAGAAGATCCAAGAGCCACTGTACAAGCTACAGTGGATCAGTATATGCCAGACCCAATGGCTATTCCACAACCAACTGCACCTTCAGAAGAAGTTCTTGCATCAACACCGACTATCAGAACATACGAAGATATTGCTCGTGCATCTGGTTCTCAGTTCGGTGCTCGTCCAGTAGAAGAACCTGTATTGGATGCTCAGGGTAATCCTGTAGTAGACCCCATGACAGGTATGCCCCAAATGAGGGTTATTACTCCGGAAGATTATGCGAATCAGCAGTCCATTGAAAAGGCTTCTCAGCTAAACACAATGGAAGCTATGGAAGGTATGGCTCAAGACCCTTACGGTCAAGCTAAAGACGCTACCTCCGCATTGTTGTCTGGTAAACAAGACTCAATGTTCAATGCTTCAGCACGAGACGTTGCAAAGTCTTCTATGGATGAAGACACCATTGATAGATATTCTGACAAAACCGCTACTGCTTTGGCCACTATTGTTTCTCAAACCAATGATGCCTTGTTTACTGCTAATGCACGTATCAAGAGTGAAATGAAAGGTGCTGACGGTAGCTCTGTCCTTATTGCTGCTGGTCTTAAAGCAGCTGCTGAAGATGGTTTTAGTTCTCCGGAAGAGTTGGCTGACCTAGGTTTAGTCTTTGGCGTTGCCTTAGCTAAGTCTGCTTCACAGGGCAAAGTAGAAAAGGGTGAGAAAGAAGGTACAGGTAAAGTAATGTCTGAGTCAGGCGCATCAGTTGATGATGCTACCTACATGCTTGACTTTATTAATTCTATTAAACACTTTGCTACCAATGGTCTTAACCGTATGGGTAAAAAGGTATCAGCCAAAGCTGTTAACGAAATGGCTAAGGCTGTAGCTATGGACGCTATTGACCGTGGTGCTGTAAAGGTATTCCATATTGGTGATCGCCCTGTAGTTCAAATGAGTTCAGATATTAAAGATATTGCTCGTGACCTACAGATTGCTTCAGAAGCTTTAGTAGGTGACTACGGTCGTAGACGCTCTTCTTCTACACCTAACCGTAGTGGTACTTCCTTTGCCGCTAACAGACCCCAATTAACTAAGCGTTCTATTAAGAAAGGTGACTTAGTTACTACTGCTGCTGAAGCTACTAAAGACATTCTCGGTTCAGTTGGTTTAATGTTTGGTGCTAAAGATATTCAATACAAAGAGATTGAACTAGGTTTAGTTATGAGTCCTGAGTATCTTGAAAAAGACTCTCAAGGTAAAATTAAGTGGAGTAATCATTGGGCGGCCAAGCGTTTAGGAGTAAGTGAAAAAGATTTCAATGCAGCTAAAATGAAAACAAAGCCTGAGAAAGACTTTAATCCTGCAGACCCAGATGCTGTTAGACGCTTTGAGGCACAACAGGAATACCAAGCAACAGAAGTTATTAATAACAAACTAAAGACCATTGAGTTTGATATTAAGAACGCTAAAAGTTCTCCCGGTATTCGTTACTCAGAATGGGTACACAGTTTATCTAACCAACGATTCTTCCCTAACAGCTTTGACGTAGACTACATGGGTTCCAAAAATGCAACTCGTGATATGCTAGGTTTTGCAGTTAAAGAATATGTTACTTCAGACATGTTGTTTGATCCACGTACAGTAGAAAACCTTAAGCAAAAAGCTATTGGTATCCTACGTATGCCCGGTGAAAAACAAAATGAAGCTTTAGAAAAATTAACACCTTCTGAGCGTGGTGCTATTGGCACTATGCTTAATGCTGTTATTGGTTACTACTCTGCCGTTGAAGGTTCTAATCCTGACATTGTTAAGGAAGCACCCGCATCTATTGTATCTAAATATACACCTGCTATTGGTGATAAACTAGCTGAGGCTGGTAGAGACTATAATGCTTTCCTTGTTGATCCTATGAATGCCTCTGATAACATTCAGGAGCTATTAGCCGGTATGGAAAAAGGCGAATCTATGGGTTCTAAAAACCTGTGGGATGACATGTTTAATCTAAAGGCTGCTTCACTCATTCCTGAAACAAAGCGTAAGCATATTCCATTAACTCACCATGCATTTGACGATGGTAATCAGAACGGTATTTTCTTACAGGCACTATTCTTTGGTAGTCCTGATAATGCTATTCGTCTGGGTACCTTTAATCCCTCATTGGATGACATGCGTGAGTACGCAATGAATACCATGATTGCTAATTTGGAAGAGAACTTAAAAGATAATATTGAGGCTAACGATGCCTTCAGAAATTTCTTTAAGGCCGTTAGAGATAAGCAAGGTAAAGCAGTTATGTCTAAAGATTTCTTCAAGAAACCTTTGATGCAGAATGCTTATGGTAAAGATGCCAGTATGTTTGGTGATATGATGGTTGAAATCTTAACCAACGTATACCCAGATGAAGCACAACAATACTTATTGAACAGCAGTGTTTACAACCGTGATGTTGATAAAGCATCCTCAGCTTTGAGTGACGCATTAGAAAGCACTCTCAGAGAAGTTATTAACTCTAAATCAACACAAGTTCTTAAAGACATTGGCCGGTATACAGCTATCCTTAACCAAACAGTTATGATGCCTGGTATTACTGGCGACACCTATGTGCTTACACCTGTAGAGGTTGTACCTATTAACAAAGCAAATGATAGTGGAGAAATCTTACCTATTAAGCTTGATGATGGTACTACTGTTATGGTTAAGTATAAGGCGTATGAGTCAGATACTTTTATTAACAGTGAAGGTCAAGAAGTAACTGTGGAGTCAAGTGCTATGGGCTACAGTCCTGCAGCAAGTAAAGGCGCTCAGTTAATTTACAACCAAAGAACTAAAAAGTATGATGTGTTTAACAACGCTATTGGTACAAGTCAGTCACGACAAATGGTAGTTATGCCTATCCAGTCTATTGACGGTGACTTAGTTAAGTCTACTACACTATCTGTGAATAAAAATAGATCAACTCCAGTACCTATTTTATGGGTACACGACTCAGCTATTTCTACTCCGGGCGGCTCATTGCTGTATCGTAATGCCTATAACAATATCTCTATTCCTAAAGCTATTCCTCAAATTGCTAAGTTTGGAAATCAATTTGCAGCTGTTATTAAAGACAGTGAAGAAGCGGTGTTCAACAAAGTAATGGAAAGGGGTCGTCCAGTAAGTATCGGTGATCAAGGGGACTTCCCTGCACTAGGCTCTTACCTAGATGAGCAGTTTGAAAGAGTACAAGATGATGGTGCTTATAAACAAATCTTCTTAAAGAGAGCTTATAACAACGAAACAACTTGGCTGAAATACCAACAGAAGACTAACGCTATTCTAAAAGAAGCTGAAGCTAATGGTTGGAAAGCACCAAGAAGTATTCCCGATACAGCCAATATGACTGGTGAACAGATCAGAAGACACCTTGCGGTTACACCAAGGCAATTCAAAAACTTAGTTAATCTTTCTAAAGAAATGTTAAAGCTAAGTGGACCCTCAAATAGGTTTGATTCTTGGGTTCGTAACTTCGCAAGTAATGTTAATGATACTGCTTCTAAGCTAATGACTGCATCTAAGAAAGATGGTATTGGTCAAATGACTTATGGCGCTACTGGTGAACGTGCTGGTATTACTAAGTCTAAAGCTATTGCTGAACAAATGGATATTAAACGAGACGAAGAGTTCGTAGCTAAATACGAAAAAGCTTTTAAGTAAGCAAATAAAAACCCCTACTAGGATTATTCCTAATAGGGGTTATTTTTTTTTTTATTTACTTAGCTCTTTAATTTGGGACCGTACATCATCAGCTAACTTATCAGCCAAAGATAAAGCACTATCACTATCAATACCACGCTCAAGGTAAGACTCATAATTCTCTCGGTGCATTGCTTTAATAGCAGCATCATTAATGGCAGGTGTATTAGCTAGCCGTGGGTCTAGCCCAAGGGTAGAGCATACATCCTGATCGGTTGTTTCGGTATCACCACGAAGGGCAAATAAATTATAATGTTTTAACTCAGACATGAATCTACTTTCCATTTAAGTTTAGAGACTCCAGTCATATAGTCTCCGATATATGTTTCTAAGGCACCGTGGCCCTCAGCACCTGCTTCTTCATATAGTTTTTGGCTACAATCAAGAATCATTTTAAGATCATTACAGGTATTTGTCAGCATATCCTTTAACTTAGTCTCACCGGCAGATACATTAACAATACTGTCTGTAAGATAACTCTTCAAACTAATAGGTACTTTGTAACCCATTTGACGAAGCTGTTCGTTTAATGTGTCATGGTTCTCAAAAAGATATGTGTATACTTCACTAAACAAATTGTGATACTGAACAAAGTCAGGACCAACAACGTTAAAGTGGTATACATGTGCGTTAAAATATGCCAGAAAATTATCGGCAATAAGGTTATTCAGTTTTGTTTGGCAACTCATTTGTTTCCTTTGTTTCAGGGAACAACTCTTGCTGCTCCACTTCTTTTACTTTCTTACCAAAGATAGTATCCCAATTACTTCGGACTTTATCTTCATCACAGGGTCTACGCCCTGAACCTTTACCACTCATAATATACCTTCATGTTATTTTAACTTCATAGACAGGTTAAAATTAGGCGCTTGATAGCTACCCCATCCCATCTCTACAGACAATGCTTCTAACTCTAAATCTAATAAGAAAGCCCTATCATCGTGAAGAATTTCTTCAGGTGTCAGATCATAGTTAGGGTTCATGTCTGCAATGTCATGTTCATTAATCATCTTCTTCCTCTGATATTGCTTCTAAGATACTTTTATTACCACGCTTCTTATTAGCTTCTGTGTTTAGTTTAATAAAGTCTGTAGTAGCTTCTTCTAGATATGTTCTTAGGTTTGTTAATTCAAAGATTAATAAATTTAGTTTATCCATTTTTTCTTTAACAGCTTTGGCTTCCCACATATTGAAATCAAGATCAATACGTCTGTTACAGTCAGTCAGTGTAACATCACAACCAAAGTTCCATGCCGTATAGTTAGCATCTACTTCAATACAAGCAATCCCTTTTGTTTTGTTAAGGAATTTCCTTACATGATATTTCTTTTTAGCCATTTTAATCCTTAGGTTATTGGAGGGTAGTAGAGGAATCGAACCCCTATTCAAGCGGTAGAAGCACTTTGTATTATCCGTTATACGAACCACCCAATAGTTTGCACCCTTTATTTTACTATGCGGGTGCTACATAGGACGCCTTTACTGTGACGACAACAGCCCTAAGGTATTCCCATTTAAGGGAGGGATCTTTTCAAAGCTATATCCTTGATGTGTACTTTGTTTACCATTTAAACATTTATACACTGCTTCTGGAGTAAAACCAAAATCTTTTAATTCATTTTTACCTGATAATGTAATTGACACACCATCTTTAACAGCCTTAATTTTGTATTTAGTTAAACCAATTCTACTTTTATTACCAATAGCTTGTTTACCATTAGGTTTAGGTGGCTTACCACCTCCTTTAATAATGTTCCAACCTATTTTATCATTAGGTCTAAGCATTTCTTCAGCAAGCAAAACTAATTCTTCATCTAATCCAACAACTAACGGTTGCTTAATTAATTTATCCCAAGAATATTTTGATATAACATTATTTAAAATAGCGTTAGGGTAAGCAAAGTGTTCTTTCATTCGCCTATCAAAATTATTTGTAATGCCAATATATCCTTGAGAGTTATAGTCATTATGGTTAGGACTACAGATCCAATATAATGTATACATATAGTCCTTTCTATTTGGAAGCGGGTACTGGATTCGAACCAGTGATGCTGCGAGCTTATGAGACTGCAGTAGTGACCACCTTACCCGCTATTGTTTGGTCTCAAGAACCGGACTCGAACCGATAACCAATGAATTATGAGTTCACTGCTCTAACCAGTTGAGCTATCTTGAGTATTTGTTTGGCATACCCCGTAGGACTTGAACCTACAACCTGTGGGTTTGGAATCCACTGCTCTGCCAATTGAGCTAGAGGCACATTTGTTTGGTGGATGCTCTTGGAATCGAACCAAGTGTGCTCCTTAGAGCGGAGGATTTACAATCCCCTGAAGTCACCAATGCTTCTCAACATCCTTTGTTTGGCTGGCAAACCTGGGCTCGAACCAGGGACATCATGATTAACAGTCATGCGCTCTACCAACTGAGCTATATGCCAAAAGGGTATACGTCTCATATACCTAGTATTTCGTTTTGTATACCGTATAATACTTACTACGGGGTTAAGTCACCGAGAATCCCCAGTTTCCTATTAGGAACCGGCTAGTTTACCCCAGTCCCAGTCACCTTCCATACCATTAATAGAGTATTCAGTAACACGCTTCTCAAAGAAATTGTCATGGGACACACCATTAAGAATCCAGTCTAACCAAGTCAGTGGATTCTCTTTTACTTTGAAGTTAGTCTTAAGACCTAGTTGAAGCAATCTACGATCGGTAATATACCGGATGTACTGCTTAACATCTTCTTTAGTAATACCTTCAATATCATATTCGGCAAATGCAAGATCAATAAAGCTATCTTCAAGACCAACTACATCTCGAGCCATCTGATAAATCTTAGATTTAAATTCATCATTAACTACTTTAGGGTGCTCATTACAGAACTCCCTGAATAGCCGTGAGTTACCTTCTACGTGTACAGTCTCATCTCTAATAGACCATTCAACAATAGTGCTCATACCTTTCATCTTACCAAACCGTTGTAGGTTAAGTAGCATAACAAAGGAAGCAAACAAAGATACACCTTCGTTTAATACTGACTTAGCTAATGACAAGGCCAAGCCCGATTGTGTTGATGAGTCAGACCTAGCCATAAAGTCAATCTTGTCCGACATTTCTTTATAGTCAAGAAACTTATGAAACTCTTCGTCAGGTAAACCTAAGGTGTCGTTGAGTAAAGCATAAGCACGTTGGTGGGTACCTTCACGACCAGCAAAGGAACCTAACATAACTCGTACTTCATTGTTTTTAAACTTAGGAATTAAGAAGTCATAATAGTTCTGACCTACTTGTACATCGCCCTGAGTAAACAACCGTAAGATATTAGTAATAAAATCTTTTTCACCATTTGTTAACTTGATTTTCCAATCATTAACGTCTTCAGATAAGTCAGCCTCATCCTCTGTCCAGTGAATCTCTTCGTGTTTCTTAGTAATTTCTACAGCCCATTCATGGTTAAATGGTTTGTAGGTCTTAGAGAAATTTAGTAATGATGACATATTATCCTTCACAAGCTTTACATTCGTTATCTTCTTGAACTACTTCAGTTAACTCTTTGTAGAGTTCGTTGAATCCCCCAATGTATACACCATTGAGATATACCTGAGGTAAGGATCTAACATCAGGTCGTCCTGTGATTTCTGCTGCTGTTTTGCCTGTAGTTGTGATGTCAACATATTCAAATTCAATTCCTCGGGAGTCAAGCAAGGACTTTGCCATAGTGCATTGGGGGCAGTTTGGTTTACCATAAATAATTGTTTCCTTAATTTCAATCAATTTGTCTTCCTTTACCTTTTCAGATACATTCTCTGCCCGTTGTTTAGCTTCGGTACGTAAGTAGTATAAACCTTTAAGACCTTTATCCCATGATTTAAAGTGTACCGAGTTAACATAACTTCTGTCAGCACCTGCAGGGAACGCCAGATTAACTGATTGCCCTTGGCAGATATATCTTTGACGATCTGCTGCATGGTCTACAACCCAATGCTGATCTAATTCAAAGAATGTTTTAAAAATATCTTTTGTTTCTTTGGATAAATCTAAGTGTTGAATACTACCTTTGTTAGTAATAATAGAAGACCAAACAGCTTCTGTATTCATACCTAGTGCATCAAGCTTCTTCTCAAGGTATTTGTTTTTAACTAAGAAAGAACCTGCACGGGTACGGTGAGTGTAAGCATTTGCCTTGTTAGGCTCAATACTAGGAGACGTACTCAGTAAAATACCTGAAGAGGCGTTAGGCGCAATAGCTAGTAGGTGAGCATTACGTTTGCCGCTACCAACCATATCTAAGGCTTCTCCACGATATTCACCTAACCAATAAGTTTCTTTTAAAGCTTGTTGCTTAATACGACTGAAAATAGTAATGTTGTTTAGACGGGCTTCATCAGATTCAAAAGGAATACCTTTACGTTGTAAATATTCATGGAAACCCATAGCACCCAGACCAATAGAGCGTTCATGTTTAGCTGAGAACACAGCCCGTGATAATGCATCATGAGCGTTCTCAATAAAGTATTCTAGTACGTTATCAAGCATACGTACTAAGTCTTCAACCATATGGGTATCTTTCCAATCATCGTAGTATTCTAAGTTGACTGAAGATAAACAGCATACTGCGGTACGGTCTTCACTGGTAGGTAAATGAATTTCATTACACAAATTACTACCGTGAATTTTAAGACTTTTATCCTTTAGTTCTTGTGGTAAAGCTTCGTTAGCCGTATCAATAAAGTTTAAGTATGGTTCACCAGTACGGAAACGAGTCTCAAGCAACTTAGCCCACACAGTACGTGCATCTAGGAATTCACCTGTGTTACCTACTTTGGGGTCTACCAATTCATAGGTTTTACCGCTCCGAACACAATCCATAAAATGATCACTGATATTAACAGCATTATGGAGATTAAAACACTTACGATTAACATCGCCTGTGGGAATACGTAAACCAATGAATTCAAGAATATCAGGGTGATCAATGTTAAGATAGGCAGCATAAGAACCTTTCCGGGTTTTTCCTTGTCGATAAGCAGTCATATCAGCATCTACTGTATGTAAGAATGGGATAGGGCCAGGCGCTACGTCCGATACTGAACGAACATCAGACCAATGGCCACCAACACCACCACCCATTACAGACAACCAACGTAGCTCAGAGGAATGATCAATCAAGCCTTGTACAGTATCAGGTACGTATGTAAGGAAACAACTAATAGGTAATCCTTTAGCTTTCTGACCGTCAATAGGTGCATTTGAAAGCACAGGAGAGGCAAACATAAACCACTTCTTAGACACATAGTCATACAGACGTTGTGCCAAGTCTTCGTCTCGTACACCTTTGTATACGCTCCATGCCCATGCTGCTCGTGCAAACACGTCTTGTGGGGAATTTTCACCCTCTTTAGAATAAAAATCCATGATCATATCTACAGCATAATCTGTAAGCAAAGTATCACGGATGTATTCAATCTTAATATTCATTGTTGTTCCTTGTTAGTATTTATTGTTAGGTATTAGGTACCAGCTATTCTCGCTACATTAGCAAAAGAAATATTTTGAATTAATTACTTCGGCTAAGTCTAAATTACCTAGCTCAGGTTGTTCAAAAGTAAAGGAGTCTTTGTTAAGCATCAAAGTATCTTTAAGTACTTCAAAGAAGTTTTCCACATCATATTGTGCAATGAATGTTACTTTAGTTACTTCTTGTAGAAAGTCCACTTCATCAGCATGGGTACTAAATGAGTCGTGAACCGCACCAAATGAACCATTGAAAGAAACAATAGTGTTAGCCATATGAGCAGCATCATAGGAATGAACAACGTTAGGGCTAATACCAGACGCAAAACTACGGCGGCAAGGTACACGCTCATTAGTCTCTTTATTAATGACATCGACTTTAACCACATGCATGACACGACCGTCTTTATTGCCTTGAATACCTTTAATAGTACCACGTTGTTTCCTTTCATGTTGTAGGTTAGCCTTATACACTACAGGAAAACCACTTGGGGTATGCCAAGTTAAATTGTTACGGCCAGAGTTTAATTCATGTTCAGCTATTTTCTGTAGGAACTTAGTAGTTTTCAGTGGACCAGCACATACACTGTTAATAGCTTTAATAAGGTTACTGGCAAGGTTATTACAGTCATCCTCACTGATACCATACTTTACCGTAAAGCCTTCCATGTGACAGTCATCGTACATGTTCTTTGCAATACGTTGCTTACCCGCTGAGTATGCTCGGGTCATAGAACCACGTTTGGCAATGCCTTTACGGATATGTTTCATGGGCATTTGCTTTTCATTAAACCATTCAGGCATAACAGTAATAAGCTCTTTAGCTACAGCTACATAGAAGTCTTTCTGAATAGGAGTAGGTACTAAGGAGACTAATGTACCTGCTTGTTTATCCTTAGACATAGCTGCCAGATGTTGCCAACCGTTGTTACTACCATCAATAGGAATAGGAAACCCTGACATGTATTCTTGTCGTAAGATTTTACACTTATGATATGCAGCAATCTCAATACAACAAGCTAAGAAGCTATAAGGTTTTTCGGCACTGTGATCAATGTATTTAGCACGAGCTGATTGAATAATAAACTCTAGGTTATGTTTAACCCATAGAGCACGATCATCCAACGTCATTTTATCTACAGAGATAGTGTCCAGACCTTCATCTTGGAGGTATTTAGCATAATCTGTGGTAAGGTATACCATACTTTTAAGCTCATCGATTGAATATGATTTGTTGTAACAAGCTGCAGTGTGTACGCTAAGCCAGTAGTAGCCTCGTTCACTGACCCGTTTTTTGTTAGCAAACAAAAACAAGGATCGAGCAAGATCACTTCCTTGGAATTCAAGAAAGGATTCAGCGTAATATACTCGTCCACGATAGTCACAGGATACCTCTTGATAAAATGTTTTGTTACCAACCAACTCAGCCTTCTTAATGACTTGATTATACTCAAAGTATTTACTAAGCATACGTTGTAGCTTAGGGTCTTTCTTACCTAAGAATTTTGTACCGTCAAGGTTATTAAGCTTCTTTGGTAAGTGCAGGTTTTCATGGTGGATATTGTATAGTTGGATCTCACCATTTTCATCGACTAACTCTAGTACTTCTGGTGGTTTAACCGCTTTCATAGCAGACAACAATGGCTGATTTAATTGCCAAGGTTGTTGGCGTAACCCTTCAAGACTTTGAATGAAAGGTTTACTTAAGTACTCGTGAAACAGTTTACTGTTAGTCCATCCTTTAATAAAAGGTTCTTTAGTTAAAGGGCTATATAAACCAGCAATAGGTAGTAAGGGCTCAAAAGAAGTACCGATAAGTGTAGGCTTAATGTCATCGTCCATATTAACAATACGAACTAAGTAAGGTGCCTTACGACCATCGTATTCTCTGAAGATATCTATTAGGCTATCTTGTAGGAATGTCTCAAGTAGAAGATCTCCCAGAGACAAAGTAGTTTTGATATCTGATTCGTCAGCCCCAATACCTCGGGCAATTCTCTTTCCAATAAGATCAGATGCAAATGTGAGTTTAACGGATGCTGAATGAGTAGCATTTTTATTTCGGATACAGTATTTGAGTAAGGTATCCCATGCCTCATTGATAAATCGTTCGAGATCATACTCCCAAGTTGAATGATGTGCCAGAAGACGAGCACCTTCATTCTGAATCTTATCTGAGTTGAGGGCAATCTTCGATACACGTTCAGTAAGATATTGTAGTGGATTCATTTTGTTATTTAATCAAAGTCAACAAGAGAAGTTTTCTTTAGACGACCTGTTTTAGAGTCGTAGCTGGTACTACCACAGTCACCAGTTTTACCTGTGAACCGTGATTTAAGTACCCGTAACTTAATAGTGTTACGTAGTTGCTCTGTCTCAGCAATCATGTTACGAGCAAAAGCAATAATGTCAAAGGAAATCTGTTTGATAGAACCAGAACCTTTGATATCGTCAATAGAAGGTAAATGACCTTCTTCAAAAGGCTTTTCACCTTTACGTAGGTGAGATACAACACCTAACCAGATGTTGTGCTTCTTACATAGCTTAAGTAAGTCAGACATCAATGAGTCAACAGCCTCATTACCTGTTTTACCTTTAGAACCTTCACTTACAGCAATAGTAATGTGGTCTAGGATAATATACTTGCAACCCATTAAAGCTAGTCGTTCCATCTTGTCTACTAGAGACTCATCACTTACAGAACCTTGATGATCAAGTAAAACCAACCGTTCATCACCAAACACTTTATTAAAGGCAGCATACTGTTCCTCTTCGGTTACATCATCTACAGTAAGGTTCTTCTTAAGCTCCATACCAATAAATTTCTCTGCAGTATCACCCACAGATTCTTCTAATGATACCATGCCTACCATATCCCCAGTCTTTTCAAGGATATTTAAGACAATCTCTTTAATAACAGTTGACTTACCTGAGCCTGTACCTGAGGTGAACAAAACAATTTCGCCCAGACGCATACCAAAAAGTTTCTCATTCAGAGAGTCCAGGCAATGAGGGTAAGGTAAAGATACAATTGTTTGCTTAAGCTTAAATTGTTCCCATACAGCCTCACCTTTAACAATACCAGCAGGACTCATCTCTTTGGCATCAAAGATACATTGCATTAGTTTTAGTGATCCGTGTTTAATAAGCACATCACACGGATCTTTTTCAGGTAGCGTAACTAATTTGACTTTATCATAGCCAATTATCTTAGCAGCTTCTTGAGCAGCTTTTTGACCGGGTTCATCCATGTCAAAGCATAATACTACTTCATCGAAAGATCGTAACCACTCGCGCTGTTCAAGGATGAGAGACTTACTGCTAGCTGACGGGACCGCAACCGCTGGATAAAATCGTTGATACTTATCGTATTGTGCTTGAGCAACTGCCAGAGCATCGAGTTCACCCTCAGCGATAACAATCCGTTTTCCTCCAGACGATACACTTTGTCCGAAGAATTGTACATCCTTAAATTCACCGTGGATATTAAACTTCTTTGGTAGCTTACGTTCTTTGTATGCCACAATCTGACCGTCTTTAGTATAAGGATAGAAGTGGCTACTGATAGTACCGTCTTCTGCATAGCTAACTTTAACGCCGTAGTATGCAGCAACTGTTTTTGTAATACCTCGTTCTTGAAAACCACGGGTGTCATAAGATTGAATTTCATTTAGTGTGTGCATATCGTAATTTTCTTTAGTATATGTTGAAGACTTTACTTCAGGATTGATAGGTGAATTCTTATTACAACTAAAACAAAAGCCCCATTCATCTTCATCTTTGTAAGAAAAGGCATCTGATGAATGACATTTAGGGCATGGTGCATGGTACCATCTAGACATATTTAATACAAATAAAGAAGTTTAACCATTTCATTTTAAGGATATTAAATCCCTTAAACAAAATAGCATCACCATTTTTAGACAATTGTTTGCGTTTATCAAGAGCTGCATTATACAACCAAAATTTTTTATGATTAACATCAAACAAGATATAACCTCTTAGCAAGGCTTCTAGGGATTTATTAATTCCAATCACGATCTTCTTGTAGTTCTCTGATACGTTGCCTACGATTGTGCGCATCTTTTTGTGTTTCTTTTTTACGCTTAAATTGATTTTTAAACTCATCTTTTAATGAAGGTAGCTCTTCATCGTATTGTTTTTCTTTATTCTTCTTACTCATAATGTTTTAGGTTTCAGGAATTTTACTGCCCCGATATTACCGTTATACCAGACACGCTCTCCATTAGGGAGTTCCTCTCGGGATAAGACCTCACATGCCCATTGCTCTTGCACTTCGCTGTATGTAAGATCTCCGGGACCGATGCACCATTTATAGATAACAAATGTAAATACGTCAAGTCCCGATCGCTTAATATCGTCCAAAAGTTCTCTGCATGAAGAGGTGTAGTTACGCCAATCAGATTCCTTGCGTGTGACAGTACGGCGGCTTGCTCCGGGTTTAAGTTTTCTTGATACACTTATTAGTTGCTTTCTTCCAATATATCGTCTTCCTGTTTCAAGGTTTTCGATGTAGTAGATGAATCCAAAGGCGTTGTCTGGTCGTTCTGTAAGGGGGTGCCAGTGTCCGTAATCTTCCATTGTAATTTCTCTTGTAGTTCTTTATAGGTTAATGGTCGGCAGTTGTCTGCACTATCTCTGATCCAGATTAGATTAGCTGATTTAACAAAGTCAGATTCCCATGTGTTACCGCATTTAATACGGTAGGTATCTAGCACAACAGATAACAGTGTTTCTACTGGTTTATCAGATAAAATTTTTTCAGCAGTCTTTGGCCCAAGACCTTTAATACCCTGAATATTATCTGTAGCATCTCCCATAAGAATTTGTTTCATTAAGAAAGTATAACCTTGTTCGGGTGTTACTTTATAAAACTCTTTCTTACGGAAGTTATAGTGCCAACCCGGTAATGCATCTAAGTCTTTGTCAATATGACAGACAATAGCTGATTTACCTTCTTCTTGAGCTAACTTAAAAGCAATACCACAGTAGTCGTCAGCCTCAGCATTGTCAGATTCAATACAGAAGTCTTGAGCGTACTTGTACAGCATTTCTAACCTGTCTTTTACTTCAGGCTCTAGTGTATCTTTACGATTACCTTTGTAGTCAGATGCTGCTTGATATCGAAAGTTATCCTTACCTTTAATAAACACTGCACCACTATATGCAGATACTTCTGACATAATCTCAGCTAAACGTGAATCAAAAGCTTTTTTACATAGTGCAGGTGATGGTTGGTAGTGTGCTATTTGGTACAGAATAGAGTCTGCATCAATAATAGCTACGTCAAATGTTTCTTCAGTCATTAGTGTACTTCCGCATAATTAGTTCCTGTATGGGCATCACCACCCATACACATAACACCAAAAGCTTTAGGTGCTTCTGTAAAAGCTTGGATAGATAATTGAGCCACTTCTTCGGCATATTCTTCTTTAACTACCACAGCTAGCTCGTCATGATAATGTAGTGCAAAGTAGTGTTTAATACCACGCTTATTTAGTTCATCACGTAGCCATACAATAGCTGCTTTGCATGTGATACCTTCAGCTGTTTGTAGTAGGTAGTTTAGTACTTGATGTTTAGAACTTACAAATACCAGACGACCATCTAAGCCACGGATAAAAGCATTATCTTTACCAAACGCATTTGATGTATTATCAAACAAAGCACCTAAAGAATCTTTAAGTTCTTTTAATCCGGGGATACTAGATTCATACAATGCTTTAGACTGCTTACCAATGTTAGCATTAGATTTTCCTGTAAGGATTAAGCCAAGCTTTGCATCGCCACCACCAAACAGATAAGCATATAGCCAAGGCTTAGCCGTTTTACGGGGCGTTTCATATACTCCAGATAAAATGTTAGCATTTTTCGTGTGTACATCTCCATTGATTACCTCATTAGTGAAATCATCATTACCAATATAGTGGCATAAACCACGCATCTGATTACCTGCCGAGTCAGCACCCACAATGACTGTCCCTGGCTCACATACCAGTAGAGATCGCATTTCTTTTCCGTAAACTGAGTCCACAGAAGGTAAATTAGCAACAAGCTCGTGACGACATCTAAAAGTGGGAGTACCAATGGTCCACATACGACCGTGTAAACGATTATCCGGGGATGCCTTAACAGCTTCAATCCACCCTTCCAAGATACCTTTCCTTGATCGGATTGTATAGTATTCACTGACCAACATAGCATCAGCACCCAAGCGTTCCAAAGAACTCTCAGTGATTTTAGGAGATTTATTAACAAATTTACCATTAATTTTCTCCACATTCCATTCGTCAGGTACCCATCCAATAGAGTACAGCCAGTCCTTTACTACTTCAATTGATCCGACTTTGCCTTGTTCAAAGCTAATTCGGCAGTATGGGCCTTCAATAGGTCTCGTAGTTCTTCCTGACTCTTGTGGTAAATTAAAGTGTTTGACAGTGGCAACTGTATAACATCCGTCTTTACGCCATGCTGGTTCTTTGAATTCATCTTTACCATCCGTCTTAATACACCTCATACCAATACGAGGTTCTAATACATTCTCAATGGCATTTAGTTTGTTGTTGATTTCTGTCAGTAATGTTTGAGCAGAGGACATGTCAAACATCCAACCTTTTTGGCGGATATCAGATTCTATCTTAGCAAATTCAAACTCTACGTTAAGACCTTGTTTATATAGAGGGTTCTTGGCAATAAGCTTTCCAGCTTCTTCTACCAGTACTTTATAGACTTTAACGTTAAGCTCTACATCTCGGATACAATATGTAAGCATTTCATCTGAGTATTCATCGAACTTATCAAATGAAAGCTTGGGGTAGCCTAATTTAGAACCCCAACCTTCAAGACCATGTTTGTGATCTCGTTTATATTGATTACATTGAGACATTACCCATGTATCAACCACTTGTTGATGTGGTTTAGGTACCCATCCACATAAATGTTTTAATACAACATTGTCGTAACCAATAATGTTATGGCCAATGATAACGTCAGCGGTATGAAGCTCTTCTAGGCCATTTTGTAATTCATAATGATCGGGATTACCATCTTTACTTACATACTCCTTTACTTCACCTGTATCAGGATTAACTAATACAAGCATCCAGATTTTGTTGACTTCAGGCATAAAACCATTAGTCTCGATATCAAACACATATCTTTTCTTAGTCATGAGGATAGTAAATCTTGTGCGTATAGTGTGGAGTAGGGCGCTTCCAGCATTCTGGCTTCCATTTCTTCGGGATCAAAGAAGTATTTTTCTTTGTCATCTTTTGGATTGTATTTAAGACCTTTTACTTTAAAACCTTTTCTTCCGGTAAGGTTCTGACAGGCATGAACAAACTCATGACATACAATGTCAGTAAATTTACTGAACATATATGTGTTGTCTTCCCAATCATTTAGGAAAGGGTCTCTCATTTGGATTAGCATAATACCTTCATCCTCATTATACATAGTGAGGCCTTGGGACATTGCGTCTTCTCCATACTCTACTAGGCAGATAGAGATAGTCACAGGTTTCTCTGTAACTTTTACGTTAAACCTTTTAGTGTAGTCATCAAGGATATTAAAGAAGATATCCTTAACATCCTTTTGACAGTTGTGTATTGATGATACAGTAACTTTTAGGTTTTTATATTTATTCATAGTTAATATTGTAAGTAGGTGTACTACTTTCTTTTACGTTAGGCGATCCTAACTTGGTTAGCTCTTCAGCCATACACCCAATTAGGTTATTTTGTGCTTCAATAGTATCATTTGCTTCCTCAACTTCATTTGTCAGCTGCCAGTTCTTCCATCCAATCCAGACAAAAGCTGCTGCAATAATAAGTAGGTAGTCTGAATTCATAGTAATCCTGTCTGCTTAAGCCATTCAATATCGGCAAATTTATTGGGGTCAAATACTTCGTTTACAAGAATAAAGTTGTCTTTAAGGTATTTAACTCCTTTAAGACATTTATACTCGGATTGATACACCACACGAACAATACCGCAAGCGTATATAAGCTTAGCGCAATCAATACAAGGGGAAAGAGTACAATAGAGAGTGCTACCCTGAGTAGACAGGTTAGAACGAGCGACTTTAGCAATAGCTTGGGCTTCTGCATGCAATACAGGGTTACTTTGTGTATCATTGTCTGTACCTCGTGCTGTACCATTGTATGAGAAGGCAATGATGTTATCATCCTTAACAATGATAGCACCTACCTTACGATCTTCTGCGTATGATTGTTGTGCAATTAATGAGCAGATATTTAAATAAAAGTTATCCCAATCAGTTTGTGTTTTCATGTGCGTAATGGGCAAAGTCATAGTCTGTTTCTAATTCAGAAATAGTATCTAAAATGTACTCCAGTTGTTGTTTAAGGTATTCACTGACAGGCTTTTTAAGAACAAGTGTTACATCCACAGTTTCACCTGAGGTATCAACGATCATAGTATGCCTTCCATTTATTCCAGTTAATCATTTTATCGTCATAGCATTCTTGAATAAACTTAGTATCTAGCTGCAGTTCTCGGGTTACTTTGTGAAGGCAGTATTGCAGCTGACCAATCTCCTCAGACAGTTGTTGTTTGTTAGTATCACCTGTGTAAGGATTAGTTTGTTCAAGACCAAACCTTAGTACCTTTGTCAGTGCCTGAATTACTTCAGAACATTCCTCTGCTGCTGTGTATAGTGTATATTTGTCCATCAGAATTTTACCTCAGTTGTGTCTACAATAGACCACGATTCATTTAAGTTTGTGTTTAAAATATAGTCTTGGATAGCTACTGCTGCAGTCATTTCTGCTTCATCAGTATCTTTTGCGTTAATATAAAACACCACTGTCACTGCATACTGTTGCATACATTCTTTCGTTGTTAGGTATTAGGTACCGACTAGGTTAGCTGCCAAAAAGTTCTTTACGGATATCATTTAGAATAAATTGTTCAAGTTTTTTTCTCAAATAGTGCTCAGGTGCTCCTGTTGAATCTTTAGTATGTGCATAGAATCTTTTACCACTTACCTCTACTACTAAGCTACAACTGTACGTGTTGTAGTAGCAATAATCTAATCCGTTATACGGGTCACGGGCATAAGAGTACTGTATAACTTTCATATTACATATCCATTTTATTACGGAAACCTAAGAATATAGGGTGTCGTGGTTTATCTTTCACTCCGATGGGGAAGTGTTTGTATTTAACAATATATCCAAGCAGACTTGATTTATTCTGCCAGAAATTTTCTCGATCTTGTTGATCGAATCCAGAACCAATTTTAAATTCGACTCCGTCACGGGTCTTGCAGATGAATGCTCCAAGAGTTCCTTTGCCAGACATGCCAGACTGTTTAGTTGAGCGTTTAGTTCTTCCGAGTTCATTAACTTCTGCATCGTTTCCATTATACATTTCCTCTTCCCAACCAATGATAACAGCTTCGTCATCCTCAAACCGTTTTAGTTTGAATGCATTAGCTTCTTTGATAGTGCAGCGACCGTATTTGTATCTACCTTGAGGATTACGGATAATAATACCTTCATAACCTAGGTTAAGCATCTGCTCTTCGTAGTTCAATAATTCTTCTTTGTTATTAACTAACTTGTATCCGGTATACATCATACATTCGTTATTAAAAACAAAAGTACTTTCCATACGCTCACGATATAGGCTTACGGTGTCATCCCAATGGTCAAATTGATAGAAAGAGAATTCACCTACTTTATCATGCGACATAACAAAGGAGTTAGTATCACGATATACTGTAGATGACGTAGGTTTTCCTACAATAAGTTCACCATCCATACCTTCAAGTTCTTCAGCGTATAAGTATACCCATGCTTGGATATGTTTGTTAGGGATAGGTTTAAGGGTACGTGATAAGGCTACACCATTTTTAATAAGGCACCTGATACCATCTAACTTAGGGGTAACATAGACGGGGTATTTCAGTGTATCTAGGTCAGGAGTTTCACGGGGTAACAACATTGGTTTCATTAAAAGTCCTTATCACACATACCAAACATCACAAGAATATTCTTTACTTCAGAAGGTAATTCAAATACACCATCATAATCAATTAGTTTGAGGTCATGATCAAACCAAAGACCACCACCTGAATTGTCACCTAGAGTATCATGTTCAAAACAACCATACTTATTCTTAACATCTAACTCAATAGTATAGTTTTGAGTACCTAACTTACAGTTGAAGTTGTATTTCATATTTACTTTCGAAGGTTATTACTCAAATTATAGTACATATCAGACTTTAGTGCTCGTAACTGTAACAATAGCATTGTCTCTAATTCATGCATTTCATCATCAGTACCGTACGCCAGAATAGTACGCTTAAAGTCATCAGGAAACTCGTTATAGGCTTCTAGGAAAGCTTCACCTGACCCAATATATCCATCATCATGCGTTCCTTTGTGCTTTCCAAGGTACTTTCTGTCTGTACTTTTGGATACCCAAAGATACACAAATGACTCACCGCTAGAGTTGTAGGTGTTAGTTTCGGCGGGTACTTCGGTGTGGTACTCTCCTTTAATATGGTCTTGCCAGATTTCTTTGACATATGCTACCCAAGGTTTATTTTTACTACGCCATAGTACTACAAAAGAAGGTGATCCTTCGTTTTCACAGAGATGTTCATAAACCCATTTGTTGTATAGACCTGAGAACTCTTTGTCACCTACTTTAATTCGGATCATTGACTTACCTGAATCACTGGTAAATTGTTCAACTTCATCTACGGTACATGTATAGATGTCAAACAGTTTATCATCACCGGCAACCCAACGTTTAACTGTTTTAATAAGATTCATTTACCAGTCCAAATTCAGATGCGGGATTAACCTTCTCGTAGATTGTGTTACGTGTTTCGAATGTACCACTTTTATCAGGGAACTTCACAATACCCGAAGTACGTACTTGAGAACACTTTCCTAAATTAGGGTGGTCTAGTACTTCAGGTAGATAGGCAATATACTCAATGTTATTTGGTTTAGAGTATAACCATTCACGGATAGAAATTGGCCCTGAGTAATGTACTACTGGTTTAATCATAATGTTTTCCATGTTTCATTTCTTGCAATACTTTCTGACTTACTTTTATCACGATCATCATTCATACTGCTGTGTAATTCACTATCCAACAAGATAGCGCAACTGGCCATAATATGAGCTAAGTGATTTACTTTGCTGTCATGGGCAAAGTCTTCACCGTTATACCAGTCTGCTAAGTGTCGATGCATAGCGTCATAGAATACGCTAGCAGTGGTACCTGTTTCACGCCAGTTATAGCGGCCATATTTACTTGCACCGTCAGACATAGCAGCACCTAAAGCAAATAGAGCTACTGGTGGTACGTCTGATAGTTTAGGTTTACCTTGAGCAGCAGCTGTTTTAAGGTTGGTGTCTACTAATTTGTTTATATCCATACCTTTAAATCCTTTATAGTATTCTTCTTCATCGGCTTCAATGTTATATTGTTTAGCCATAGCATTAGACCATTTAGGTGTCATTGCATCGTAGAAGTCTTTCTTTTGTTGATTAGTAAATGGTTCGTAGTATTCATTCACATACTTAGGTAGAGCCATTAATATACATCTCCGTTTTCTTTTATTTTTAAGTCTTCATAAGGTGCAGCTACACGGCGATAGAACTCAAGTTTAGCACCTTCTAATGCACCTACAATATCGTTGATAGACTGGTAGCAGGGTTTGTTATTAAAGTAGTTTTTAATTAGCATAGTAATAACATAGTTTAGTTCGCCTGGATTATCAGGGAATTCAATTCCAAGATCCATAGTGTTATGTTTGGTATACTCAACTACTAATTTTTTCTTTTGTTCGGGATTAATATATGGCATTTTAGATATGTACTTTAGGTTTACGGAAAAATTGTGCAATGACAATTAAGGATGCAATGCATAGAATGGTGACCCAGATATTTGTAATCATAGATATTCTTCAATAATACTTTCACAAGCTTTTGTTACATCAGAGCGCCACTCAGTTACAAGTGACTCAAAGAACGGGTGAATAACAGAAGCATCAGCTTTAAAGGCTACTACAGGTTTACGTAGTACATAGGATGCATAAAAGACTTCCATAGCTGTACCGTGTTTGGCTACAGTTGGTTTGTCTAGGTTTACTAGGATAATATCTGACTCTTGAATATCACGAAGATCTAATTCAAAGATACGCTTCATGTATCTTGGTTCAAAGTTATGAACACGGCGACATGGATTTAGTGTTTGAACTTCATTACGCCATAGCAGTAATTCTGCTTTTGTACGCCAACCTACAGCGTCTTCAACGGATACATGCTCCATAGGGCCAGCTAAATACACGGTTCTTTGTTTATTCATAATTCACTTAGTACTTTCATATTGTTAGCAGTATACCACAAACCACCTTGGCTTTCAGGACGTTTGTGTTCAGTGTATTGTGTGATCATTACCTTGCACCATACACGATCTTTTTTGGAGAGATGTGGTGCAGTAGGTTCAGCACAGCAGTGCCAACCGGGACGTACTGCAAAACCTTTTGTTGGGTGCTCTTCAGCTTCATACCAGATCATCGGTTGTACTTTTTGCTTACGGTTAATAAACAAAGGACCATAGGTACCGTCTTTACGTTTACGGAACAATTTGTAGGCGATCATCGTTGTAAATAATATTTAGTTGATCTTCTTTAGACATTTCAGAGAATCTCTCAAAGTGATTCTCACCACAACACCGAAAGCTACTTTGCTCACAACCGCAATAACAGCAATATGTTGTGCTATCTGACATGTATTCTTGATGTAGCTCTTCTTTGGTCATACAAACACCTCATCTAAGAACACTTCAAGATGCTCAGGAGTATAACCTAAGTAAGCATCAGCTTCATAATATGCTTCAGCTTCTGAGTTAGCATACACAAAGAAGTTTTTAAGGGACGATACAACGTAATATTGGTTCATTCTACAACCTTTGATTTAATAAGACTTTCAACTGCTTCTATTTCATCAAGATACAAAGCTAAAGCTTGTTCTCGGTTAATACGGTAGAATTTCATTACAAACTCTATTGCTTTTTCGTTCATTTGAAACTCACTCGATACCATACAAAATAAATAACAACAATACCTAATAGACCAATCATTGTGCCATCTTCCATAGACCAATGTTACCTACAGCATAGCCAAAGTAACATATACCCATACCAACGTTACCTTTAATGGTTTGCTCTACTGAGATGTAGGCATAGATACATCCTGTCAGTACAATAAGCCAGCTACTCATGCATGTGCCTGTACATAGTTAGGTTGATTACCTGCATAGGTTTTAACAGGCTTTACAATATTAACATCAGTCCATGCAGCAATATGAACGAGTTCATCACTCATATTATAGCATACAGAGTACATACCGTCAATATGTTTGAATAGATAGACTTTGTTTAGTAAGTCACCTTCAATACTGAAGTAAGTATCACGGGGTAGTTCGTAGAGTTTCATGCTTCATCTTTCTGGTAAGGACGATAGATATACAAGGAACACTGTTTAGCGGAACAGTTGGTAATGTCACTACGGATATCACCTACACAATTATTACAGAAGTTTTTAATAGCTTGCATAGGTGACGTTTTCTTTTGAGCTTTCTTCAGTGCTTGTTCTTCAATCCATGCTTCAAGGAACTTACCACCTTTCTTTTCAGCATAGGCTTTTTCTTTACGCCACTGTTCTAAGGCTAATTTACCTTTAGCCAGAACTTCAGGATTCATTGAGCGTTTCTTTTTAAGCATTGTTTAACTCTTCACAGTGTTTATGGGCTATTTCGTAGAAATTGTATGTGTTGAACACATCACCGGTACGTCCATCTACAATTTCATGTAGGTAACCGTCAAAGTAAGCACGTTGTCTTACAAAGTATCGTTGAGGGAAGTCTTTAGGTTCCATAGGTACCCCATTCAGGCATTACAAACTCATATTTAAAGTCTGTTGGTACTGCATATGCATCAAAAGCTTTTTCTTGGGCTTTTATAATCCAATATTTTTTACTCATTTCTGGAGCTTTAGTTGCATTATACATAAGATGATTTGCATCAGAAAGTAATTCGTTAACTCGCTTTTCATAGTCACTCATACAACTCCTAAGATCATATTAATTCCTTGAACAACCTGCATTTGCTGCATTGGATGTAGTTCATGCCAAGGTTTCCAGTTAGGAAAGTGTGGTTGAAGTTTTAACCAGAATTGTTCTACGTCAGACATCTTTAACTCTTTCATATTGAGCTTCTATTGCCATATTACCTATATCTATAGCACATTGTTCATGAAGGTGGATATGCATACCACTGTTTAGGTATGACCACCAACTAATCATAGGTGTACCTTTAGGAATAGTCTCTTGACAGGCACGACACATTGCATTACGTTCCGCTAGCCGTGATACTGGTTTGAAGTTACTTGACATTCACCATGCCTTTAAAGTCCATTGGAACAACAATAGTGTGTACGCGTCCTGCTGCAATACCCTCAGCAATTTTCATTTGAGCTTGTGCTTGCATGTAAGCAATACTCTGACCTGAGTTGGATGATAATGCAGCCATACGCTCAGATTCTTTCTTGGCAATTTCAACTTCAGTTTGTTTTACTTTAAGTTCATTTTGTGCTTTGACATATTGAGTAGCAGATGCTAGGATATCAGCATTAGGCAGGATGTTACGTACTTGTACTACAGTTAGTTGGATAGCTGTATCAAGCTTTTCTGTTTTAAGTTGCTCAGTTACTGTTTGCTGGATTTCAGCCTCAATCTTAGCGCGGTTATCAGCTACTTCAAGTGACTTGTACTGACGAACGACTTTATAAGCAGCATTGTTTACCAGAGTGCTCATATAGTTGTGCATCAGGAAGATATCACCTTTGTGTTCAGTATGGAATGAACGACTCTTTGTAGAGTATAGTTCAGCAACCGATGTGGAGTTTAAACCATACACAACTGTAATATCGAAGTCAGCTAATGGACTGTTATCAGCAGTCATCGGTGTTTTGTTTTCCAGAGTTACAGCAATATCTTTTACAGGGAATGTAAGGATAGAACCAACCATAGTTTGGTAGAAACCACCGGGCTGTAGTTCGGTACCCTCAATTTGTTTAGATGCATTCATACGAACACCTACTTCACCTGTTTCAATACGGGTACAGGCTTGTAGAGAGATTAATGCAGCAATGATAGCGGTGATTTTGAAGAATTTAGTCATGTTATGTGTCCTTTGAGTTGATTAAGCGGAAATAAGTTTAGCGATTTTATCGGCAATAGCTTTGGCATTGAATGCTTCTGCTTGTGCGTTCTTTTGTTCAGCGTTCAGTTGCTGGATTTCAATTTCAATATTGTTGTATCGTTGAGTTTCTTTTTCATTGATAGCCAGCAGATCATCAATAGTCTTTTGAAATGATGCAACGACTGAGGCAACTGTTTTGGGTGTATTGAAGAACATTTTTAAACCTTTAAAAGAGAAGTGTAATGGCTGTTAATACTGATACGGATACGAAAGCCGTGGCTAATACAGCTAACATAATTTTAGCTGTTTTTAAGGTGAAATTATCTTTGAAGAACCAGTAACTACCGGCCACAACAAACATTGTCAGGAAGAATACAAATAGCAATTTAATCATTTTTTAATAACCATTTATTAGAGATAGCTTTGAAAGATTTGGATGGATCATTTACATTTTTGAATACAAGTCCTTCACGTTCTGTTTTAGGGTTTAATAATGATTTGCCTTCTGCAACAGCTAGGAGTTCATTTACTTTGGTATCTTCACTGGTGTGGTAGTTGGCAAAGACAGGTGCATGTTGGATACCAATAGACTTACACAGAGATAATCTTTGCTCAGTTGAGTAGTATTGTTGTGTGGAAATATCCCAGATATCAAAGCAGAAGAATGTTGGCTCATTCATGTTGTAGCTGTTACCTTGAATACCTGGGCCTAACAGTTCACCTTGGATAGCTACATTTAGATTATGAGCAGCTAGTTTAGATAGGATACATTCTTTATGAGCTGTTTTTACAAATGCATTATCAAGATCATCAATTTTAAGTTCATAGTTACGACTACATACGCCAAGATGTGTTGAACCGTCTTCTTTGGAGGTACGGAAGACAGTCATTGAAGAACCATCAAGCTTTTCAGTGATTTCCCATGTTTGTGTACCAAGGCTTTCAAGTGTACGACCGTAGTTTTGGATGCGTTCTTGATCAGTTTTTGGGATAAATGAAGGGAAGTTACCAGCCATTTTACCGGCTAATTGTGCTGGAATAGTTTGTTCCCATTTGAGAATATTGTATTCAGTAGTTACATCTTCATTAATACCGTAGAACTCTTTATCAGCAGGTGATAGTGGTAATACTAAACCTTGACTAATTTGGCCTTTAAGTCTAATAGTGCGTAGACGTTCACCTTTAACACCTTGGTATTCACGAGGTTCTTTACCTTTAGATAGGAATGGGGCTAGTTCTGTGGGAATCCATGAGTCAATTTCAAAGTATACACATAGATCACCTACATTGAATTCACCTTTTTTGATAACGACTTCCCAACCATCAATAACAGCTACTTCAATTAAGTCAGCGTCTTTAATAGGCTTTAGTTGTTGGATAACACGGATTGTTGCTAGTTTACGATCAGACATTTACAGATTCCCAACTGGTTACTTCAATAACTTTCTTTACAGGCTTTACTTCACGGATTTCAGAATCACCGTATTCATAGTCAGACCAGTAAGATCCACTACGATTTTGCATGATTTCATAGTATTTATTGTTATATTCAATGATGTCGGTTTTGAATTGGTGTTTATGTTCATTAATCCAGTCACCTTCTTCAATTACTTTACACTCTAGTTCATCACTATCGTATTGGTCTAGGATTTGTTTTAAGCTTAATTCAGACATGGATAATTCCTACAACTTGTTTAATGGTTTTGATACTATCACGAATGGCTTTTAGTTTACGCTTGGTTTGACGAGCTAATTCTTTATGCTGGTTTAGTGATGCAAATAGTACTTCAGTGTATGGATTGTTCTTTTGAAGTGGATCACAGAGTTCCCACAGATAAGCAATTTCTGCTTTGTGGAATAGGAGGTTTTCTTCTTGTACATGAAGTTCTGCACGGAGAATATTGAGTACAATTTGCTTGTTCATATAGTCTTTCGAAATAAAAAGCCCTATAACAGACCTTTTCAGGACCGTTATGGGCTATATTTATAGAGGGTAATTATCTATTCAGAAATCGTCATTTTTAGACGGTGCTGCGTTAGTTTCATTACCACCTTCATCGTCAAAATCAACGAAGTTATCAGACTTACGCTCGTATTTGACGAGGTTTGTTACTTGTACTTTGGTTAGCATTGTGGAAGTACCTGACTTGGTAACTTTACCGTTAGGTGCTTTGATTTCGTAAGGACGCTGGAATACAATAATGTTACCTGTAGAGCCGTTACCAATTAACTTGCTGTCAAATGGTTGCTTATTGGCATCTACTACACCTACTTTAGCTGCTTCTGTACCGTCTGCCTTTAAAGCTTTCTTTTTGAGAGCTACTGCTACGGTACCTTTATCAAAACCTTCTTTGACTTTACCAAATGATGAGATTTCAGACTCACGCTTTTTAGGCACTTGAACAGTCAGTTCCCATTGCAATGTGCCAAATGGATCGACTGGCTTGTCTAGCTTAGCCCAATAGAGTTGTACATCGCGTACAATAGTGTTGAAGCCTTCGGTTTGGTTTGTGTTAGTAGTCATGGTTTTATTTCCTTTTGGATTTGTGAATTGTGTGATTAAATTTTCTTTGAATGAATAGTCGTTTTTGTATTCGATATATTCACTCATTTGTTAGTAGCAATATATAGTGCAATACGGGTAGCAACAGGTAGCTCAGTACGGCGGTAAGATTCTTCTTCGTTAGTTTGTAGTTGTACACCTAAGGCAGTTAGCAGGGTGTTAGCTTGGGAAACTTCAGATGTTACTTTATCACGACTCTCAGAAGCCCATTTATAGTTGGACTTTTGTGTTTCAACTTCTTTGTTCAGGTTTTTAACTTCTTCTTTGAGACTTTTGTTTTGTTCATAGATAGCTTTAACTTCTTTATCAGATAGTGTAATGGCAATAATTTCAAGATCAGTGCCTGTAACTTCGATTTGGATAGAGTTTGACATGAGCTGGTACCTATTAGGTAAAGTTTATTAAAGGAACGAAATGAAGAAAAATTATGTTAGAGTAGCACACCCTAACTCTTTGGCTAACCTGAAGGTTATTACTAACAAAGACATGGCCAGAGAATATCAAGCTAAGTCTGTTGATAGTCGTAAGCGTAACGCTGAAGCAATTAAAGCCCTTACTGAGGAATTTAATTGCAGTGCAGAGGTTGTCAAGAAAGTGTTAGCTTCTGTTGATATTAAAGCCTTAGATGTTATTAAAATGAGTATGATGGATGCTTTATCAAAGCAGAACTATGAAGATGCCAGTAGGTATGCATCACAATTAGCTGAGTACGAAGCACCTAAGCTATCTCGTTTGGAACAGACAAATGTATCTAAAGTAGAAGATTTGACTGATGAAGAACTTAAAGAAATTCTTAAAAGAGAAGGTATGTAATTATAAATTGACCACATTAATTTGTGGTCTTTTTATTTATGGTACATGCTGTCTCATTCTGTTCTTTGTATTCTCTATTAGGTACCGGCTAGCTCTAGCTGCTGTTTGTTGAGGTATTCTGAGGGTAGTCTGCCTAGGTATTGTACATAGTCTTCCTTTGTCACAGAGAACATTTCGCCTGATACAGGATCATAGAACAATCCATCAGGTGTATTCCAGTTACAACGCAGAGACCATACAAAAGGGCGTTTATGTGGTTGTAGTGTGTAGGTCATTTCAGTCAGTTACATATTTGATAATTGTAGCAGCAGACCATGTAATTCCAGCAGCTATTCCGAAACCAATACCTAGGCCTGGAATAGTAACTAGCATGAGAAGGTACACGGCTGTTAGTATAGCTATGGCTATTTTAACGCTCAATGGGAGTTCTTTAAGGAATTTCATACAATCTCTAATGTTTGTTTGATACTTTTTAGTTCAGACTTTTTGAAAGTAAGTACTCGGATTCGTTCGATAGGGTATCCTTCCCAATCATAATTCACTACATTTACAATATCTTGTACTGTTGCTTTTTCTTTGTCAACAACAAAATAACATTCAGTATCAAGCTGACCATCATCAGTACCAAATACTAGGTATGATACACTTTCTTTATCGGTGTCTGGTTTATTGCTGTTTGACACACGGGACACGGTTTTGCTAGTAGCCATTTTGAGGATTTTCCTTGACGAAAGATGTGAATGGAATGTGCTTTGGATATATCTTTACACTTGATGATAGCGTCTATCTCGGCATGAAGATATATCTTTTCTGGATGACCAGCTTTGTGAGCACATAGAGCTTGGTAAGGATGTGTCTTTACATAGTTGTTTTGACCTATGCTGAGAATGTTACCTTTCTTGTCTTTAATAAAGGCAGTAATGCTTTGTTCTGAAGACATATTGTTCCATCAGCGTTTAGAGTACCTACAATTTTTGCTTTCCTACGATCAAATATACATTGAGTACTTCCTTTTACAATTAAGTCTTTGGGTACAGCTAGTACCCTTATTTTGAAGTTCTTTGGATGATACTTAAAGTCTTTTTTACACCACCATTTGAAGATATCTGTTTTACGAGTACAACCACACCACCATTCACTTAAGGCACCTGTGTTTATATTATCTACTCTTGGTACAGGTAAGCTATACCAATGTGAATCAGGTACTTTTGAAGGTCTACCATTAAGAGGTTTCTTAGTACACTCACCACGATACACTATTGTATAGTCTTTAAGGTTCATCTTTGGTCCTTAGAACAGAAGGTATAAACTTCTTTACACCTAAGAGTTTACCATGAAGAAAGGTCTTTTGGATACCTGTATTTGGATCATACACTACTCTCATTTCAGACTTAACCTTAGCTTTAACTCTTTTGATAAGGTCAAAGTAGATGTCATTGGCATTAGTCATGGTTGATTTCTTGGTTTAAAGGAAAAGAATAGATACATTAACTAAATACCTTTATTAAAGTACTTATATTAATATATCTATAGAATATTTACCGGACTGGTTTTCTATTAGGTACCGGCTAACTTTTGATTACGATTGAAGTCAGAGGCAGCAAAGTAGATTTCTGCCAGTAGGTGTGAACATTCGTTATTATTTTCTTTGGAGTTATGTGGTCCATTACATTTGTCTAGTAGTCCTACTCTAGTTATATGAGAGGTACCACCTAATGCCAACAGTGCTTTCAGTTCTTCGGGTGTGAATGTCAGAGTCAAAACAGGTTGGTCTTCGTAGACAGTTTTAACTACTTGTAAGGTTTGAGTTGAGGATTTCATGATTTAATAGCAATATAGAGTTTGTTGAGGAATGATTGTAGGAGACTAAACGAATGTTTGTCATCTAGGTATAGTATTACGGGTACAGCCCATTGTTTCTCAGAGAGCGTCTTTAGGGTATTATGTTCTTCTTGGGTGTCTATGTAGATTGTGAGTGAGTATGGTTCGAAGGGTTTTGGGTGGGTGTTTTTGGTTATTTGCATTATCAGCTTTCTGTAAAAGTGATTGTCAGAGTACCGGCTTCTTTAATAACAGTGTATTCTTCATTGAAGAAGTTTCGACTGGAGTAACTGACATGACCAGTTTTATCTATGTAAGTAACGCCGTATGGGGAAGGTAGTGCATAGTAGGTATATTCACTGGAGTTTTTTACATGGTACCATTGGAAGGAACAGTTTTTTGTAGTGAGTATTTGCCTGGATTTGGTTTCTGTTACAGTGGCTTTCATTTTATAATGTTCTCATTGAGTTGTGGATTTCACCTAAGATATCGCTTAGTATCTTTTTCATTTTATAGTCGTCTGGGTATACTATATCGGGTATTGTTTCGTCATAAGTCATAGCCCATTGAAGGGCTTTGTATTCTTCTAAACTTTCGAAGTTTACGGTTAGTGTCGCTGAGAATGGTGCTTGGGAGACAGAGGATTTCATTATAACATTTCCTTATTGATTGATGTTCATTGATAAGCTTTTGATACCCACACAAAATCTCACCCAAAAGTATACCTTTCCCAACGATCTCGCTAGAATAGTCATCGAAGTACACTTTGGGCGTCTTTTGTGGGTATGTTACTTAACAATTTTCTGCCAGAGCCTCCTGTTCTTGCATGTATTGTTCGTAGGATATAGCAAAAGCCTTGAACTTGGTAAGTTCTTTAAGGGCTTTTGTTACTTCTTCCTGTTGTTCTACCGACTGAGGGTCTGATCCTAGTACGTTTACCAGAAAAACCAGTTCTTCAGGTGAGCATGTGATAATAAACTCATCACGGTGTTTAGTTAGTTGCATTATTTTTCTCCAAGAATAGTGATTGAAGTAAGTTTTCCGTCAGTGAACGTCCATTCAAGCATTTCCTCTCTTGTTGCTGGTTCATCATACCATACTTGTGGTGTCATGTTGTTGAGATCTTGTTTGGTTCGTACGTATTTTTCAATACGATCAAAGAAAGTGTACTGTTTGACAATTACTGGTTGTGGTTTGATGCGGTATTCAAGGCAATTAAACCAATGAGGGTTTTTTATTGATTCCCAAGTATCGTAGCCGTCACTACGTACTTCAATCTTTGCACCATCAGCCCATGCTTTGATACATTCTGCGTGTTTATGTGGTACTGAACGTAGCGAAGTGTTTGTGTTCATGTTAGTTCCTTAAATAGTTTGTGCTTGATCATACACAGCGGTGTACTCAATGACAATACCCGGTAATTCTACCTGAGCAGTCATGTTGGTCATTGTTTTTTGGGTATTTGCTATTGCAAACATTACTGTGTTACCTAGTGGATCAATGCTGGTGAGCGTTGAACAGCTGAACTCTTCAAGAGCCTCTGTGATTTCATCGTAGGTGTTCATCCCGAACATTGATGGGATAAGAGGTGTGAGTAATAAGAAGCGTGTCATAGTATTCTCCTTGAGTTATGACGGTTAAAGAGCAGAGTCTGCGACCCTGTAGTAGTACCGGATAGCACTACCCATAGGACACTACAAGAATGTCCTACAGGTACTGTTATATATTAGACAGCATCAACAATGTTATAGAACCATACGTTAGGATCGTTGCCACCAGCAGCAACAAAGCTGATCTTAGTCTGTGCATCATACACTTTCTGAAGACGCTTTGTCAAAGCCTGAACTAATTTCTCATCGTTGAGACGATCAATACGGCACTGACGCTTACGGTTATCAGAACCGGTAGCTTCAATAGAACGAGTTGTCTCATTGAATGTCAATTCAGCAATGGTCACAGGAAGGCTCTTACGATCTTCACCAAAGGGATTGTTGGTTGAGAAGGCAACATTGGCCTTAGCAGCGACTTTGAAGGAAGGAGTGAAAGCTTTAGTCATGGTATTATCCTTGGTTGACTGGTTATGGACGGATTGTCCCCATAGAATACTCAGAGAATATTCTATAGGTACAGAACCTTAATGGCAGTAATGTACATCCACCAGTGTTGGTAGGTATTGAGTGAGGTTTTGTTTGTCAGTTGTTTTAAACAACAGACGACCAGTACGTTTAGAGTAGACGTAGTACATTAGAAGTCCTCCTGAGAAACAAACAAGATACAACCTGCCATTATCCCTGACATTAGACCAACATAGGCCATAGGCCACAGACCGAAGAATAGTACCAGTATTACAGAGGAAACACTGATACCAGTGAGAAGGGCAAGCAAGAGAGGTGTGAACATAGTAGTCCTAGGTAACAGAGCAAAGACGCTCTCGGAAGGCACCACAGAGGAGCCAACCGGGAAAGCCCTTAGAAGGGGAGCAAGTCATCCGAAGCACGGACAGGGAAGAACCGAGACAACCAAGCCACAGAGCTTTCGACCCAAGCAGGAGGCCAACCAGACAACAGCACAACGTCACTGTAGTACGGAACAGCAACCCAGTCACGAGCAACAACACAGCCCCACAGCAGAGACCAAGCACGAGGACCACCGAAGGACCACACCAAGACAGAAGCAACAAACGAAGCAAACATACCAACCCCAAAGAGCGCAGACAAGGAAGCCGACAGCACCGCGCCAAGCACAGCCGACAGGAAGGACGGGACCGCCGCAGACAACGCAGCCCACAGAAACGAGGGGGGCCACGGAACCAGAACGGGGGAACCCAAACAAACACACATCTTTTTCTCACACACAAAGAAAGAGATACCCACAGACAAATACCCAAACCAAAACTCCCAAAATAAAACAAGGGGTACCCTAAAACAATTTCCAATTACATCTCGCCAATAAAATATCACAATTATATTCTCCATAAAATAGTAATCTAAATATTACTCTTCCAATACGTAATATAAGGTAGTCGGTTCCTAATAGGAAAATAATACACTTAGAGTAGTGTTAAATAAGGACACATACATTGACAGTAACTAACAAACAAAAATTAGAAGCCCTGAGAGAGCTGCAGAAAAGACAAAAGTTAGCTCAATATCAAACTAACTTTGAGCTATTTGCAAAAGAACAAATCAAAATTTTACCCAAAGACAGCTCTCAGGGATTTAAATACTTTGAGTTTAATGAAGCTCAAAAAATTGTTAACAATAAAATTGAAGAACAATTAGCGGAGACTGGAAGAGTACGTGCTATTATTCTTAAGGCCCGACAAATGGGTTTAAGTACGTATACTACAGCTAGGGTTTTCTGGAAATCCTATTTTAATGCTTACAACAAATCAGTTGTTATGGCTCATGATGCAGCTACCTCTGATGCCTTGTTTAGTATGTCCAGAAATACTATTTCAAACATGGACCCAACATTCAGACCTGCATTTAAGAAATCTAACGCCAAAGAAATTATGTTTGAACATAATGATTCGGGTTACAGACTATACACGGCGGGTGCCCCTGAAGCGGGTAGAGGTACAACACCTACTATTGCACACTTATCTGAAGTTGCCTTCTGGACACATGATGAGAAAATTCTTGCTGGTTTATTTCAGGGTATTTCTCAGGCTAAAGGTACCGAAGTAATTCTAGAGAGTACAGCTAACGGTGTGGGTAACGCTTTTCACAGATTGTGGAAGGGAGCTGTTGCCGGTGAAAACGAATACATTGCTATTTTCGTACCATGGTTTCTGATGACAGAATACCGGAGAGAAATTCCTTCAAAAATTACTTTTGAAAGAACTACCGAAGAAGAGGTACTGGTCACAAGGTTTAACCTAGACAACGAACAACTGTATTGGAGACGATTAAAGATAGCTGAGGGAGGCTTAGATAAATTTAAGCAAGAGTATCCGGCTACACCTGAAGAAGCATTTATTGTTTCAGGTTCTAACGTATTTAATATTGAGAAGTTATCACAATTAATTCCTCAGCCAATACTAAAGCAAATGGAGTTTAGTTTTGAATCAATGATGATGGAAGAAAAACCAAGGGGTTCAATAGAAATTTTTAAGTTTCCTACCTTTGAAGATTCTTTTGTTGTTGGCGCTGACGTTGCCTTAGGGGTAGGTAAAGACTATTCCACGGCTGTAGTTATGAATAATAAAAGAGAAGTTTGTGCTGTATACAGAAACAACACAATAGATCCTTCTCAGTTTGGTGATCTTTTATTTTATCTGGGAAGATACTACAATAATGCCCTCTTAGCTGTTGAGTCTAATTCAATGGGTATAGCAACATTAAACCGACTAACTCAAATGGGTTATGTCAATATGTACTATCAAACTAAGATGGCTAATGTGTCCAAAGAAGAAGGTACACGTATTGGTTGGAGAACTACTTCTGCTTCTAAACCTGCAATAATTGGCTTCTTAAAGAATGCTATTGAGCAGGAAGATATTTGGATCCCTTCAAGAATTATTATTGGGGAGTTAATGAATTATGTGGCAGATGATTCTGGAAAGACTAATGCTATTATTGGCCATAATGATGACACTGTTATTGCTTTGGCCATTGCCCTAGAAGTAATAAGAACTCATGGTGATAAATTAACAACTAACAATGTACCTTTTTCACAAAGAATGGGGTCATTCCAACAAATAGAAAGTACTTGGCTATGACAGCTTTTTACAACGACAAACAACAAACACAAGATATGAAGAAGTTTTTGAAACCTTCTACTCCTGTGAAACAATTAAACCCCAAAGAAAAAGTAGGAGATAAAAGCGGTCGTACGCTACCTATTCGAGGGCAGGGTTAAATTTGTCCTATGTGTCCTAACTCGGGGCGACTGGCGGGTGGACGTCCAGAAGATTAATAATAAGAGATAGCTTTAGCTATCGCTAAACCTAAGCCATTGTAGGCTTTGATTGAATGAATGAACCAAGAAAGGTTTACAATGACAGATAGATATAAAGAAGCAGTAGGGGATGAAGAACTTATTGCAATGATTGAGCAGGGTGTAATGAACTCTGTTGGTGACTTTTTGAATAGTGCTGACTTAGCACGAGAAAGACAAAAAGCCACATATGAATATGGTATGATGCCTCAGTTCCACCTGTCTCCACAAGGTGTTTCTCAGATTGTATCTTCAGATACGGTAGAGGCTATTGAAGGTTATACTGCTATTCTTGCTGAACTAATGTTCAACAATAACAGACTAGCTCGTTTTATTCCCGCTGGACAATCCCCAAGAGATTTTCATGAAGCTAAAGTAGCTTCTGACTTAGTTAACTATACTATTTTTAAACAGAACGCTGGTTGGGAAATCCTAAATACATGGGTTAAATCCGCTTTGCTATGGAAGAATAGTATTGTTCGTTGGGAATTTATTGAAGACTATGAGTACTCCTTTGAAGAGTACAGCTCTATTGACCAAGAGAATTTAGATATTATCCTTGCTGACCCTGATGTAGAAGTTACCGGGGAATTAGAGTACGAACAAGAACTGCGTACAGGTGAAGATGGTAATTCTTTTTATGCTATGGTGTACAAAGATGTTCGGCTTAAAAAGAAGAATAATAAAACACGTATTAACATTAAGAACGTACACCCAGAAGCTTTCCGGATTACCCGTGACGCACACACATTAGATGACGCCGCGTTTGTGGGTATTCAAATTGACATGACTCGTTCTGAAATCCGAAAGTATTTCCCTGATATTGCCGATAATATTGATTGGGATAATATTGGCGATGGTTCTGCTGATTGGGCAACCAAGTACACGGAAGAACAAGCTGCCCGTAAAGCTTTAGTCGGTCAAGAATACTGGATTGGCGGTAATGCCCGTGAGGTAT